GCAAATTAGAAAAGAGGATATATCTAAAGAAATTAACAAAAAAGATGAATAAAAGAGAGTTTTTAAAACTCTCTTTTATTTTTTTGAAAAATTTTTAAATTTTGTGCTGGTTAAGTTTTTATTTTGGAATAATATAACTATAAAGAAATGCAAATTGCGCAGTCTAAAATAACTATATAGAGAGGTAAAGAAATTATGCAAGCATTCGTAACTTTTGAAGGTGGATTAGTTCGTAAAGGTGAACTACGCCAAGTAAATACAGCAAACGGTAGCACACCTGTTATCAATCTTACAGTAGCACGTAACTACCAAAAGAAAGATGGTAATGATTGGGTAGATGATGGTACATATTACATTAACTGTACTGCATGGGGCAAAATTGCTGAGTCAATTGCTAACTCAGATATTCCAACTGGATTCCGTCTTATCATTTCTGGTGTTTTAACATCAAGTTTAAAACCTGAATACACTGCAAAAAGTGGAGAAGTTATCCCAGAACATTATGAAGAAGAAGTTCGAGTAGATTCAATTGGTGTGGCTCTTGCCTTTAATCAAACTGTTGTAGCTAGTCGTGCAAAATCTGAAAATGGTGGAACTACTTCTACTGCAACAAAACAAGCTGCTAAATCAAGTGCACCTAAATCAACAACACCTGCACCTGCTTCAACAACTGACTCTTCATCATTGTTCGGTGACGAAGATACAACTGTAGATGAAGATTTTGACGCTTTATTCGGCGATTTGTAAAATCTTAAAAAGAAGCTTTAATCAAGCTTCTTTTTTTATTCTTGTTTAATGATATAGTATTTAATAATATTATTGAAAAAACAAGGAGATTATTGTATAATGAATTTAGATAATAAAGATTATCAACAAATGAAATCTAATTCATCGGTTTCAGAAACTCCCGAAGTTGAGCCACAATCTAAAGGCATGATTGATAAAGCATTAGAAGCTCAAGAAAAAGTAAAAGAAACAAAAGATAAAATAAATAGATTTAGACAACTTTCACAAACAGTAATGAATGCTGTAAGAAGCACTATCCAATTTATTACTAAAGTTGTAAGTTTTATATTCTCACCACATGGCTTAATTGCAATAGGTGTATTATTAGCAGTATGGCTTTTATTCCTAGCTTTTTCAGTAACAGGTTCTCAAACATTTGGTTCAGATTGCTATTCTTACCGTTATAGAGATGGTGTTGCTGAAGCAAAAGAAGGCGAAAAAGATGCTAAATGTGAGAAATTGGGTGACGGTTCTAAGGAAGGCCGCCTAGGTGGCGGTGGAGGTGCCGGAGGAAGTGGTGATGGTAGTACAGTTCCCGGCGGTGGAAAGATTGAAGCTTTAGAACAAGTTCTTAATCAACCAATTGATGAAGATGGCGCTTATGGAGCTCAATGTTGGGATTTAGCTAACTGGTATTCAAAAAAATTAGGTGGACCAGGGATTGTTGGTGCATCTGGTAGAGCTGGATATATCGGTCATGAATTTCCGTGGGAAAGTTGGGGATTTGATGTAATAAAAGACCCAGGCCCTGGTGATTTGAAGCCTGGTGACATTATTTGTTGGTACCCAGGTGGTTCTGTTGGGCCATTTAACATTGACTCAACATACGGTCACGTTGGAATTATTGCAGAAGTAAAAGAAGGTGGAGTTATCGAAACCTATGAACAAAACGCTGAAAAAGGACAAATTGTGGGGCGTTATACAAGACAATATGTTAAAGGAAGCGTTAGTAGTGTAATTAGAAAGAAAGGTGCTTAAAATGAGTAAAAATATTAAAATTATTTTAGGTGTGCTTGTTGTTGTATTTGCTCTTGTTGGTGCTGGTATTTATCATCAAATCAAACAAGAAGAAGCAAAGAAAGTTTTAAATGGAACTAATACAGCAGAAGCTCAAAAGAAAGATAAAACAATTGTAGCAGAAGATAATAATAGTGAAAATATTCAATTTGTTAAACAATTTGCCAAAGCATATTTAGAAAGAGAATTTGAGGTTAAATATACTAACGACCAAAAAGAAGAACTTAAATCTATGATGACCCAATCTGCTTTGGAATCAAGTCAAATCTTGAATACGTTAGATGATTATAAAGCAGAAGCAGAACTTTGGGAAAAGAGCAAAACTATTAACACTATGACATCTGTTGACCGCTCAAATAGAGATATAGATAAAATCGTAGTAAAAAATGATGGTAACAAATATTATCTTACAGTTACTTATCATACAACAAATCCAATTACAAAACTCAACGGTGATGAAATGAAAGTAGAAAACCTTGTTAAAGGATTAGTAATTACTGTTGATGATGGTAAAGTATCAAGTGTGGTGGAGCAAGGTTAATATGTCAGAAAAAGTTATAAAAATGAAAACAGATGATGAGTTAGTATTAGAAGAACAAAACGATAGCATTTTAGAAAAAGCACTTGATTATGCTATTGTAGAGCAAAATGATGAAAATATTTTAGCATATTCTGTTACTGGAATCTATACTAATGAAAATAATGAAAAATATATTTCACCCAGAAAGCTTAAACAAAATCCACCACAATTGAATATTAAAGATTCAAATGGAAATGAAGTTACTTTCAATTTAACAAAAGAATTTACTCTTCATCTAATGAAAACTTTATCAGAAGTAAATAGAGGTTATCATGGCTATAAATATGTTTCCGATAAAGATATGAACAAGGTTACTTTAAAAGAAAGAGTAAAAAATATTTTCAATTATATTAAAAAACACCCAATAAAAAGCATTATAGGATTGCTGTTTATTATGTTAGTAGTCTTTGTTTTGCTGATTGGAACAAAAATTTAAAAAAATTTCATCAAACCTATTGACATTATACTTATATGTGTTATAATGAACTCATAAAATAAAAAATAAAAGAAAGGCTCACAAACAAAAATGTGAGTATGGTGATTTTATCATGACAAAAGTAAGTTCAGTAATCAAGGATTACAAGAAAACTGAAAAAGGTTTGGAAGTAACATTCCAATCAGGCCACAAATATCTTTACGCTGATGTTCCAGCAAATGTAGTATTAGGTCTTGACCGTGCCGAATCAAAAGGTACATACTTCCACGCTGAAATTCGTGATAAATTTAAAGCAGTGAAAATTGCATAATAAATACGCTATATAATATAACATAGAGTATTACAACAAATAACAGCCCTAAAAGGCTGTTTTTGTTTACAACAGTGAAAGAAGAGATGAGAATGGCGTTAAAAAAAGAACGTGAATTTGAATTAGGTCTAATTATTAAGGATTATAGAGAATCGAGTGAAGAAGAACAGAAAGAAAAGTTCCCAAGGGCTTATGAAGCATTTCTTGAATTGTTTGAACACAATCAAAATTTTGCCTATAACTGGGCACATAGATTTGTAAAGAAAACAAACTCATTTCATTACAATATAGAAGATGCTTGCCAAGATGCTTTGTTAGCTTTGACTAAAGCAATTTGGAGATATGACCCGACAAAGGGAGCAAGAATTACAACATTTTCAAACTTTTACATTTTTAAAGCTTTAACTCATGAAGGCAATCTGCAACGACATATTCAGATTAACGATGGTGTTGCTGGAAAATACTTGCAAATGAAAGAAGTTATTGAAGAGTATAACAAACTGGAAAGCCCAACAATGACTCAAAGGGAGTATGTACAAGAAAAAACGGGATTCAAATTAGATTTGATTATTGATTTAGAAAATCTTTCTCTAGTACCCAGCTCTTTACAACATGAATTAGATGATGATGGTGGCGGCCATAAAGTAATGCTACAAGATGTTATTGCTGATGATAAAAATTCGGGAGCAAGATTCTCGTCAGGCTTTACTGTTGAAACAGAAGGTTTATTAGAAATGCTACCACATGAAGAACAACTTTTTTTACGATACCAATACGGTGACCAAACATTAACTAAACCATTTGATGAGTTTTTACAAGAAAGAGATTTGACACCAAGGAAATTTACAAGACAAGCAAATCTTATCGTTAAGAAGTTGAGAGATTTAGTTAAAAAAGAAGGAGTTAGTATAAATGCAACCTAAACAATTACATTTATTTTTAAAATTTACTGACTTAAAAGATAAAGATAAATTCATAGATTATATGAAGAATAAATGCTCTCTAGTTTTTGAAGAAATTGCTGAAGAAAAAGAAGATGCTTTATTATTTCTAATAAAGCCAACATATATAATGACTTCTAATGATGCTTTTAATTATATTTCAGAACTTGATAAAATCTTTACTGAGTTTTCTTATCTATATCCTAGAATTGAAGTAGTGGGAGAGGTAAATGAAAAAAGATAAAACAATACTAAAATCAGAATGGAAAAACAGACCATTAAACTTTAGAATTGAGGCAGTTATTCATGATGGGCAATGGTATACATTTGATAAATGGAAACGTGTAGCATTAGTTAAAGATGAAAATGACTTGCTTGATTGGATTTATGAACACAACGACATACTCATTAAAAAAGATGAATCTTATCGTGTTTCATATGATGAAGTAATTAGATGGTATAAAGAACATGATTTACCATTAGATGAACCACTTATTCCAAATAACTTTGCTCCAAGATTATGGAGTGAACAAACAGAAGCAGAAGCTTATCTAAATGCACCAAGACGCTTAATTTCAGCATTGCTTATTGAAGCAGAAGATAGTCAATTGGAAAAGAAATGTATTAACATTTTAAATAAGTATGCAAGAATTGTTTATCATAATAACAAACTATATGCTTATGGATTAAATGCTAATTATTTCAGAGAGCTTTTAAAACGACAATTAAGTGCAGCTGAATTTGATAGATTGAAATTAAGATTGAGAAGTAGTTTCTATCGTAGAGATTTATTAGATTTAACAGATGAGTTTGTTGCAGAAACATTATTATTCTATTACTCATTTGCTGTTTTAACTCTTAAACCTCATGACAAAACAATCAATATTTATCTACCTGAACATGATGAAAAAAGAGCTCAAATTTATGAGTGGATTTTGACAGCTATGCAAAAGTTTGATGAAACTCAACCTATACCATTCTCGGGATATTTATCTAATGTACTTCGTTTGTGGCCTTATGACTTACCAGATAATGAATTAGGAAAACCTTTATCTAAATTCCAACGTATTAGAGCAAAAGCTGAGGAAGAACTTGGCGTAGATAAAGAAACAAATGAAAAACGTATAGTACCAGTAAATGAAATCCAACAATACTTAAGTGATACATACACTGAAGAACAATTCAGATTGTTAGAAGAACAACACCAACGTTGGTTAAGTACAAGAAATACTGATACATTAGTATGGCAAGATACTAATGAAGATAAAGCTGGTGTAAATGTATTTAAAGATACAAACTTTGAAGATACAAAAAGAGCTCACAATATTACAAGAGCAATATTAAGAGCTGCAATAAAAGCTGAATGCCCACAAGTTGCAATTAACTTGATTGAAGATTTAGGTAATATGGATTTCGATTTAGAAAAAATGAAAAATCTACCAGCAGAATTTAAAACTTCATTAGTAGAAGAATTACTTAGTGGTGAAGAATCAAAAAATGAATAAAGAAGATTTTTTAAAGGATTTTAAACAAGAAAAGTTAAACAAGAATACAAAAGAAAAACCAAAGATTAACTTTTCTAATCCATTCAAAAAGAAAAATAAAGAGAAAAAAAATAAAAAGAAAAGAGTTTGGCTAAAGATTGCAACTAATATATTTATGTTAGTTATAATCCTAGCATGTTCTTTTTCGATATTCGCTGTCAATGGTTTTAATATGATTGCTGATAAAGATTATTTAAACAAATTAGATGAATTACAAAATTTATCAGAAAAAGCTAATGGAGTAGTTAATTTTACGCCTGATTATCTATTTATACAATTTTTCTCAAAACATTCTAATACAATTATGCTATTCTCTTTAATTGTATTGATAGTAGTAATTATATTAGCATTTATTTTAAACATGACTACATTTAAAAAAGGAAAAGGTGAATAATGACTTTAATTTCTATATTGATTTATACATTTGTTATTCTATTAGCAAGTGTTACAAGTTCAATTTTGATTAAATCAAAATTAAACGGCAAAAAAGCTATTTTATCTTATGTTCTTATTGCTTTAATAACTTTATTCTCTTTATATTTAACAGTGTTTAATTTTATGTTAGATAAATCTGTTACTAATAAAGGAAATACAACTGACACTAAAATTGAGAAAGTATTACCTAATAGAACAGATGAAACAAAAGAGAACTTCTCAAAAGAGGGTGCTCTTGAAGCTGCAACTAATATGCTCAAATCATTTGCAAACGACCCATCAGGTAATACTTCTATTGAAGATAGAATAAAGGGCATAGATAAAGATAAAAAAATTGATGGTTATGTTTCTGACACTGCCAAATCTTATTTATACTTAAAAGATTTTATGGATAAAGAAGAAGGCTATACAACAACATCAATGACTATGTTAGCAATTGTAAGTAGTTTGAATGAAATTGGGAACAAAAATCTTGACCCAGTAACTTCAGATGTACAATATATTTATTTGGACGAAACAACTCGAATTGCTCAAGTTCCACTTGAATATTATACAGGTTCCGGTGGAGCTGTATCTTTAGAAATGGTCTATGTTGATGGGCAATGGAAACTATCACCATATTCTCTCATACAAGCTATTCAATTAGCAAATGCTAAAACAACTCAAAAATCACAATAAAAAACAAGCCTCAAAAAGGCTTGTTTTTCTTTTTGCTTAGAATTATTTTGATATGTGTTATATCGTCATATACTGAACGCTAAAACAGTTAAAACTGATTTTCGATAAATGTATCGACATTATGAAAAAACAGCTCAAAACAGCTTTGAGCGTTAGTTAGTAAAAAAGGAATAATATATATAACTAATTAAAAATAAGGAGCATTACTCTTTTGATACTCAAGAAAGTTATTATTGAAAATATTAGGTCTCATGAATATTTAGAATTTGAGCCAGCATTAATTGGAGTGACTGCAATCTCTGGTGAGAATGGAGCAGGTAAGTCAACTATTGTAGATGCTTTCTCATGGTCATTATTCGGAACGAGATTACACGGATTAAGAAATAAAAATTATATTAGAGAAGGCGTAGATGCAAAAGAAAAAACAGTACAAGTAACTTCTTATATTAGAGTTGGAAATACCGACTTTATGATTAGACGTAAGATTACTTCAAACGAAGGTGCTTGTGAATGTAAAGTATTCTCTTATAACGAAGAAATTGGAGATTGGGAATTTGAATCAGGCCCAGCAGTAACTCATGCTGAGTCATTTATTCGCTCAATTTTAAACATTGATGAAAAAGGCTTTTTATCTTCTGTATTTATTCAGCAAAAACAAGTAGACCAAATTGTGTCAGCATCACCAACTGAACGAGGACAAGTTATTGAAAAACTAATTGGTGTTTCTGCAATTACAGAAAGTACAAAATTAGCTAGAGAAGAATCAAGAGCTTTACAAAGAGCTGCAGATATTATTCAACCTGGTTCTTTAGAAGATGAAAAAGCAAAAGTAGAAGAGTTTAAAGTTGCAGTTAAAGATGCAAAAGATAAACTTGAAGAAGTAAAAGCAGCTTCTAAAACTCTTGAACAAGAACTTGTTGTTTTAAGAGCAACAGAACAAGCAGAAACTGAATTACAAAATCATTTAGACAGCTTAAATACAAGTTTAGAAAATATTAAAACAGATGATAATTACTTAAAAGATAACTTAAAGAATTATACAAAAATTCTAAAAGATAATTCTGAAATTTCTATTGATTACAAAATGAAAGAAATCATAGAAGAAGAATTAAAAGAGTCATTAGAAAAAGAAAAATCTCTACAAGCAGAGCTTAATAATATTAACATTCAAATTGCAAGATTTACTGAATTGTTTGAAGAAGCTTTAAATTATGATGAAATCTATGAATTACATGCTGAAGTGTCAGATTATTACAATGATATGTTAAGTAAGAAATCTAATTTAGATGAAGCTCTAATGAGCTTGAAAACAAAAGTTAAATCTGTTAAAAAACATTTAGAATTGCTTAAAAGTGGCGCAGCTGAATGTCCAGTATGTGGCCATCCAATCTTAAATCCCGAAGAAGAATTTAAAAAACATACTGAAGAACAAGAACAAAACAAAGAAGAGTTCAAAAATATTAAAGAAGAATTAGAAGATTTAGAAAAAGCTATTGCTAAAATGGGGCAAGAAAAAGCTCTTTATGAAGCACAACTTGAAAAAGCAACAGAACAAACTAATTCCGAAAAAGACTTCAAAAAAGCTAAAAGAGATAAAAAGACTAAAGAAGCAGAATTAAAATCTATTCAATTAGTAATTGCTAAGAATAGAGAACAATTAGCAGAAATCAATGCTAGTGAAAAACATAAAGATTTAATTGAAACTGCTAGACAACAAGTTACAATAAGTGAACAAAGACTTAAAGACAATAAAAAAGAAAGAGCTCGCTTAGAAAAAGAAATCTCTACTTTGAATGTTTTACCTAAATCAACTTATAAAGTACTTCTTAATAATCTAAAGGAAAAAGAAGATTTATTAGTTAAAACAAATATTCAAAAAGCTTCTCTTGATGGAGAACTCAAATTGATTGTAGAACAAGCTAAACAAGCTGTTCAAGACTATAAGAGATGTAAAGAAGCAAGTGAAAACTACGAAAGACTTCATAATCAAATAACAATCATGAATCTTACTAATCAAAGTTTGATTAAATTTAAAGAGCAACGTATTAAAAATTCAATTCCCGAATTAACAGATATTGCTTCAGAAATTCTTGCTAGATTTACTGATAATAAATTTACTCAATTGATACTTACTGATAAATTTGAAACATTTGTTGTTACAGAAAATAATGTTAAAAGACCTGTTTCACAATTATCTGGTGGTGAATTGTCTGCAGCTGCTATCGCTTTAAGATTAGCAATTGCTTTATTCTTAAATAATGGTCAACAACACTTACTTATCTTAGATGAAGTTTTAACAGCAATGAGTAGTGACCGCTCTCAATTGATTTTAGAAACAATAACTTCATTAACAAATGCACAAATTATTTTAATAGCACATAATGACGGTATTAACTCATTTGCTGATAAAGTAGTACATTTGTAAAATTTTCGATATAAAAGGAGTAACTATGAGAAGTTTATTTAAAACTGAAGCACCAACTAAAAAGAAACATCGTAATAACGTTCGTATTTCTTTTAGTAGTGGAGATAAAGCAAAATTGCTAAATATTTTTAAACAAGTATCAGAATATTATCTTGTTAGAGCAGAAACAACTATTGATGAACAAGTAGAACAAGAGATATTCCAAAATTCAATTGATGCTTTCAATTTTTATTTGTCAGAAATTACAACCAACTCTAAACCGTCTGTACAAGATGATAAAGTTTTTGAAGTCATACTTAAAGAAGAAGGTAATAATAAAGTTAAAATCAAATACAATTCATTACATGGTAAAGAAGTGTTTGACCACAATTCTAATTTAGCAACTAATGTTAAGGATATGTTATTTAATGATTATGCAACTTCTGTAAAATATGCAACAATTGGATATATTCAAATGAATACTAGGAACAATTAAAGGAGAAAAAATGGTTTTAGAAATTAAACAAGTTAAAAAAGATAAAGCTAAAAAGAAACCTGAAATCATTAAAGAAATTTCAGAAGTAACAGGTTATACACAAGTTGAAGTAAAAGATATTTTAGGAGCTTTTGTTGCTATTCAACAAAGAGAACTAATCTTAACTGGAGCATGGAATTACCCAGGTATGCCTTATGTTGAAAGACACGTTAAGAAAAGCATGAAAAGAAAATTACCAGATTCTGATACAGTTGTTGAATACCCAGAAACTTGTTACTTAAAAGCAGGTATTCCACCACAAATTAGAAATCTTCACAAAAACGCTTATAGAGAAATCAATAATCAACTGAATGGTGTTACTAAAGAAGATTGGTACAAAAATAGAATCGTAGAAGATGATTAAAAAGCAGCCTTAGAGCTGCTTTTTCTATTGATATAACTATTGTTGCTTACATCTGTAACTTATTGTAATAATCAATAAGTGAGTTGCAAGGTAATACCTCATGTAGAGGACGAACTCCTAATTCAACTTGAATTGTTGAATCAAGTACATTCGTTAGAAATGACACAATTTGACCATTTCCTTTAATCTTATTTACTTTTTCCTTAATTTCTTTTTTGTTTGATTTTGGTTTAACTCTTTTTGTCTTTGCCTTTTTAGGTAAAGATTTTTTAAGTTTAATATTAGTAGAACGAAGTGCTATATTGATAGCAGCTAATAAATCTCTATCAATTTTCCCAGTTGTAAATTCAACAATTCTATCTTGAATCACACCAATTTCTTTTGTGATAGGATGCTCTTTACTTGTATTAAGAGCAGAAACCTTTTTCACCTCAATTCCATACATAGTAGCTTTTTCTATGATTTTAGAATGGATTTGTGAGTGATTCCATTTCCCACCTTGTGAATTTAACCAAGATAAATCCTCAATATGAATTGTTTTACATTTTTGCTCTAATGCTAGTTTCACAATTTCACTTGATAAAAGTTTTGCTTGATAATCTTTAGTATTAGTAATTTTATCTGTAATATTAGAATAAAGATTTTTCCAAACTTCATATTTATGTTGATTATCTAATCTTAAATCTTCATAAGATTTGATTTTATTATAAAGAACTTGTTTATTTTCATAAAGTCTATTGATTTTATATTCTGTTTCTTGACTCCTTTTAGTATTGATAAATTCATCACTAAATTCACCATTTTTATCCATGACAACAGAACTAAATAATTTAATCTTACCAATGTCTATACCCAAGATTCTATCTTCTAATTCATAATCCCCAACCTCATATATATAAGAACAAATACCAATATATTTACCATCTCTTTTTCGTTTGATAAAATTAGGCTTCGCTATTTCACCTGTAAATCGTGAATCAATACTACTTGGGAACACTATTTCATACTCTATCCAATCTTTTTTGCCAACTTTTATTTCACAAATATTGTTAGATTTCATTCTAAAGAATTGCTTTTCTGAAATAGTATAATCAAGATTGAATACAGCATTTCGTGCTAATTCTGGTATAGAATTACTTCTTTTAATATTAGAAATTCTGCTTCTTGTTGGGTAAAGTTTTAATTTGTGTAATGAATTAAATAATGCTTCATCTATGTTAAAATTATTCTTAACTAATTCATTCCAAATGATGATTGCTTCTTGTTTTGACTTTATTTCTCGTCTAATATTTTCAAACAAGATATAAGAGTGCCATGTTTTGTTATGTAACGGCCAATCATTTATCCTAAATTTAAGATTATCCCTTAAATCTCGCCAAACATCACCTCTAAGTTTAGATAAATCTATATCATCTAAAATAGCTCTTGTTTCATCATTGGAAAGAATAAAGTTCAATTCATTTTGTAGAAAATCATAGATAGGTTTCAATTCTTCAGGCATATTTATATGAAAACTTTTCCACTGAACTTGTTTCTTTTTCATTTTTCTCCTTTTATGATATATTTATTGTTACTATTATAACAAATTACTAATTCATTATCAAATAAAAATAAATCAAAAAGTTATAATAATTTACAAGAAATATCTATAAAAAATTTCTGCTTCTATTATAACAATTATAAAGGAGAGTAATTAAATGAAGAGCAAAATGGCTCAAATTAACAAGTTTTTACTTGTATTCTTTTCTCTTTTATGCTTCTTAGGCTCAATTTCCTCTATAACTCAAGTTAATTTTGCTGATTCTTCAAAAGATAAACAAAAAATCGTTGATGAAGCAAATAGCTTTGATGGTGGAAATGAAAACGGCTTTTTTGAAAAAACTAATGGATTAAAAGGTAAGTTTACTAGAGAAGATACCATAAGTAATATATATAAGTATATGTTTATGAAAGGTAATTATATACAAGAAGTTACAAATGGTGTATTAGGAAGCAAAGATGAGGGAGTTGACGATAGTGTAGTTCAGAAAAGAGGCGACACAAAAACTGTTTGTTATTTTAATGAACAACCACAAAACGCACTTAATCACAATTGCGATATACCAACTTTTTCTTCCCAATTAGGACAAGTTACTTATGCTTTATTAAACTCTCAAGGTGTATTAGGGGCAGAGGTCACTTCTGCTAAAACCGAATTAGGAATGCCAGCAGGTATACCAGGCGGTTCTGTACCCGTTTTTGGAAATGAGAGAATTTATAAATATACTGCTTTAGAATTATTCGGTTATAATTTGCATTACACTACTTATGTAGGTGAATGGGATAATATTGTTCCACAAACACAAGCTAGACTTATGTCAAACTTTGGTTTTTGGTCAAAAGCTAAATTAGGTGCTACATCTGTATTTAATGGAGTAAAGGGTGCTATCAATGCGGCTGTTACTAAATTTGATTGGAACCCAATTAAATATGTTGCTAATATTATAGATGGTGGTTCAAGTAGTGTCTTATGGACTATTATTGATACTTCTGATTTAAATATTGTTTCTACTCACGCATGGAGCAGACCTGATTATAGTGCAACAGTTTATAATGCTTATTACATGAGTAGTAAGGAAGTTCACCAAAAAGGACAAGCATGGTTGCTAGCTAAATTTGAGGAAGAATTTTCTAAACTTTCTTCTCCAAACCCAGATGTACAAAAAATGCTTGATTTAAGTATTCGTTCTTCTAAATTCCCTAAATACCAATATAAGAGAAATGTAGAAACAGAAGAAAGTAAAAATGCTAGAAAAAATGCAGATAAAACAAAAACACTTGTACCAGACAGAATTTATGAAACTGAAGCTGACCAATTCAAGAGGTGGAAATCTGAAAATTCAGCATTCTTAGATTCTGCTAAATCAGCGGGCATTGATTGTTTAGATAGAGAACTCTATACCGATTTTATTACTTGTTATGACGAAGCATGGAACAAATATGCTAGTAAAGTTGTACAAGAAAATAAAGATGATGTAGATAAAGCATTTTCTGCTATAACAGAAAATTATATTAAGAAAGACCCACATTTTGACCCATCACGTTCAATTGCTCACTACGTTTGTGCTGATGAAAATGGTGACCCAGTAGGACAAAGTATGGCAGAGTGGAGTTACGCTTTTACTGATGAAAACTCTAAAAATGGAGAATCTCTTGGTAATTGTGGAGAATTAAGACCTTCTATTAAAGGTGCTTTGTATGGAAACGGTGAAGGTGATTTTTCTGATACAAGATACAAACACTTTATCACAAAAGGTAAAGCTGCAAAATCTAACGGTTCACTTGGATTTGTAGGTAGTGTATCTAATTTTGTTGCTGTTATAGCTGCTAAAATTACAAACTCAATGTTAACTCTATCTTTCTCTAATATTTTGAAAGAATTAGGAATAAGTAGTATTATTGCTAAGACAATAGAAATCTTTAGAGATAGTATTTTCTATCCATTATCTACAATTGGAATAGCAATCAGTGCTTTTTGGATTCTGATTTCATGTTTCAAAATGGGATTTGGTAGACAAACATTCTCTTTATTATTCCTACTTGTTATCACGTTTGGTGTAGGGGTTGCATTGCTCTATAAACCAGAACAAACAACACAACTTGTTGAAGAAATACCAAGTAAGATTGATAATTTCTTAATCAATGTTATTACTACCGAAGAAGATAAGAAGGCTTCTGTATTATGTAGTGCAACAGGTGGAGATACAACTGGTGTAAGAAAAATGCAATGTCAAGTTTGGAAAATGAGTATTTTTGACCCATGGGTTTACGGACAATGGGGAACTTCTTATGAAAACTTAGATGCTTCAAAATTTAGCAATACGAACCAAAAATTGGTTGGAGATGCTCCCGTTAATATGGGTGGCGGAAGCATTCACCATAATTGGGCACTGTATCAATTAGATATTACTAAATCAGGTAGCATTACAGATACAAACCCTAAAGAAACTGACAATACTATAAATAGAAATATTTATCGAATTGTAGATTTACAAGCAGGCCCTAATGATGGAGCTAAATCAGATTCTACTTATTTAACTGCATGGTCTGGTTCCGGGTTGAATAGAGATAGCTATCAACTTAGAGGAGCAATAGTTTCTGTATGTATCGCTTTCTTAATTGGCGGCTTGGCAATTGTAAAAATTGAATATACTTTAATGATTGCTATTCAAGTATTTATTTTACCTATTCAATTGGCTTTAGGATTATTCCCTGGCGGAAATGTAAGAATAAAGAATTACTTTGAAAATCTATTAAGTTTGTTCTTTAAACGTTTCTTAATTGTTCTTGTTATGTCATTAGCTTTACTAATGTTGTCAAAAATAGATTCTGCTTCAGATAATTATAATTCTGTATTCTTTGGGATTGTAATTATAGCTGTAGCTATTAAGATGTATTGGAAAGAATTAGTAAATCTATTCGCTTCTACAACTAATAATGCTGGTTCATTCATGAGCGGTGGAATTAGAGAACATCTAAATATGAGAAATATGCCTAAATTCTTACAACGTAGAATACCAAAATACACAACTGGAGTGAAAGACACTATTGCAGGTGGTGTAGGTGGTGCTATTGCTGGAATTAGTGCTAAAATTGCTGATGAATCTAAAGGAATTTCTAAAGGTAATCTATTGTCTTACATGACAGAAGGTACTAAGAAAGGTTCAGCATATGGAAATCGTAGATTTAATATGATGAATGAAACTCGTCAAAGAAAGATGGGTTATGGTGCTTATGATACATTAGGGCAAATTCGTGAAGCAGTTGCTCAGAAACAAAAAGATTCATTTAATAATGAGAAAACAGTAGTTTCAAATAACTGGAAAAACATGGAAGCTGTTTTAAGAAATGAAATTGTTGAGCATGAAGCTAAGAAGAAAAATGAAGAACACCAAATTTCAATTAAGACAAAACAATTAGAAAGTCTTAAAAACAGAAAATCTTTAAATTACAATGAAGAAGCAAGAATGTATCAATTGGAAAGTGAAATAGAACAACATAAGCTAAATAGAGAAGATTTAGAATTTAGAGATACAAATATTGAAAATGCTTCTAAATTATTAGAAAAAGCTAAAGAAAGTAATTACAAATTTGACAATAATAAAGTTAATGGTAATTTCTTGGCTATGCAACCAGGTCAAAGAGAAATCAGAATTGACGAAAATGGTCGCAAACACTCTGAAATTCTAACTACTGAAGAAGCGGTAGAAAGATTTATTGATACAGCCACTACTAACATGAGACTTATTGAAGATGATGAAAAGAAAGCACTTCAAAAATCATTAGCAAAAGAAGTCAAAGATAAAGCTGTTGAAACAGTTAATAGTGTTAAAGATAAATTCTCAAATAACCTAGATGACTTCAAAGACAAGACTGGATTGAATTTTAATGATGAAATTATTTATGAAGAAGCATTTTGGACTAAACCTTATACCGAAACTGAAGACGGTAAGAGAACTTATGGACAAAGTGAAGCAGATAAATACATTTCAGAATTTGATAAATCAGCGCCAGAATTGGCAACAGCATTAAGAGAATTGGCTGTATTAGCAAAACAATCATCAAATGGTTTAATTAAAGAGAAGAAAAAAGATAAAAGTAGTTATAAGAAATCTAAACGACAAACAATAAAAGAAAGACTTAAGAAAACAAAAGAAGAAAACCCTAACTCAAATCTTAAAGATGTTGTAAAAGGGACTTTTGATAAGGGAAGAAGTAAAGTTAAAAAGGATTCAGAATTTGACGATATGAGTGGAAAAGAATTTGAAAATCCTTTTGAAGAATAAAAAGAGCAAAAGGGAAGGTCTTAAATGCAAAAAATAAAATATATTATATTGACAGCATTGAGCACTCTTATGCTCTTTGCTTCAACTCAAAATGTAGTTCAAAACACAAATGCAGATTTTAATCCAGTTTCATGGATTATCTGCCGTTTTGACTCGACTAAAATGTTATATAAAGCTGCCACAACTGACTGGATTCCTTATATGGTTAGGTCTAAAACCTCATTAGCAAGTACAAGAATAAATGGTGAAGATTCTAACAACATTATAATGAGTATGGCAGGGTTTAAATTTGGTGGAAAACAAACAGATTCACCTAATATATTCCAAAAAGTAGGTTTGTCTGGTATTGAATACAGTTCTTACTTGGGAGAATGGAAATATTATGACATTGACCCATGTGAAGAAAATTCAAAATCTAAAGCCTCTGACTATGGAGAATATTACAAAGATAGAAAAGACCCACAATCAACTTATGGTGAGATAAGTACTTCAAGAGACCCTAGAACAAAACAATTTACTCAAGGATTTTTCGGTGCTTGGTGGAATGCTATTAAATTGTCTGTTAATAATTTCTTCTTAGGAATTTCTAAATTTGTATCAGCTATAACTATTACTTTATTAGGATTAGCTTTTGCTGATGTAAGTGACTTGTTAGGACTTACTCAAAAATTTCAAGAGGGAATGTTCCAAAAATTATACTCTAATTTATTTATGCCTCTTGTTACTCTAATGTTTGTCCTTACTGCATTGTATATTCTTTATTATGGAATAATTAAGAGAGAATACAGAACATCTTTAGTCGGTGGTTTGCTTAAACCAATGCTTGCATTTGCAACTGCTATTATCATTGCGGCTAATATTACTTGGATTACAATTCCAAATAAATTAGCAACATTAGGTACAAGTTTAATTACTTCTGCATTAGTAAGTAATGTAAAATCATCTACTAGTGATTTATGTGATACTTCTACTGGGGCAGAATTAGACATTACATCAAGCAAATTCCTAGATGAAGCTAATGACAGAATGAAAAGCATAGTTGCTTGTAATATGTATGTTGAATTTGTTTTCAAACCATGGACTAGAGGTCAGTTTGGAACTGATTATGATAAACTAGACGCTGTTCAATTACAGAATATAAATAAGAGCTGGGTTGGTGAACCTAATGTTGAATTAGGTGGTAAGAAGATTGCTAACTGGGCATTGTTCCAAGTAGATTTACAATCAGGTTATCATGTGCCAATTGATGGCATTGACTCACCACTTGTAGGTGGCGTTGATAAAGACTGGTACCGAATTGTAGATGCTTTCTCTAATTATGATGAAATTGTAAAAACATTTGGCTCAGGAACTGGCTCTATTGGTGGAGCTGGTGCAGATGGTGATTTAGGTGGAAGTTCTGGTGGAGTTGATGTTAAAGTCAACCCAGACCATTGGTCTACTGGTGACCCATATACTCACGATTTATTTACAAAACGTGACGGTATTACTGCTGAACAAATTGACGGTTACTTAGCACAAAGTGGTATTCCATTTGATAAGAGCCGTGTAAATGGTAAAAACTTCCTTGCTTGGCAAAAAGCATCAGGTGTTGACGTGCGAGCTCTTATTGCAATTGCATTGTGGGAAAGTAGTTATGGTACTGCTGGGGTTGCGGTAAGTGGTAATATGTGGAATTTCGCAGCCTTCGACTCAAACCCAGAAGCTTCGTTAGCATTTAATGATAGCGTTGCTATTGTTAAAATGGCAAATCAAACTCTTATCAACAACAAAAACAGAAATTTCAAACGGCAAGATGATAAAGCACTTGCTAATGCAAATGGAACGCTTAGACCAGAAGATGGTGGTGTTTACTTTACTGACACATCAGGTCATGGTAAACATAGAGCTAAAACAATGGCAGAAGTTGATGCTTATATAGATGCACACGGTGGAGCTGCTGACAAAGCAACAAATACAGAACCAGGTACAGGTCAGATTTCAGATTCAGACATTGCGGGTTCTCTAAGTGGCGGAAGTTCAAGTGGTAGTGGTAAAATCTATGAACAAATCAACTCAAAACCGTTAGATGAATGGAGTTATTGGACTGGAAATAAGAGTGGAGAAAGATTTAATCAAACATTTATTTCTATGTTCTTGACTATTATTGGAAGTATTCTTCCTCTACTATTCGCTCTGTTATGTACTATTTATGGATTAGGAATAACTATCCTAACAATAATGGCACCTATATTCTTACTTCTTGGTTGTTGGGGGGGTAAAGGACAACAAATACTTAAACAGTATTTTGGAATTATATTCTCAACTATGCTGAAGAAAGTTATAGCAAGCTTCTTATTAGTGTTGAGTGTTATTATAAATACAAACCTTGTAGCTATGATTAACTCAGTAGGATTGATACAAGCATTAGTATTTACAATGATTGTATCATATATTTTATTCAAGAATAGAGCAAGTATCATTGAAAGATTCAGTCAAACAAGTTTAGGTCAAATGAACCTATCAGGCTTTACTAAAGGAGTTAATGTATTTAAATCTGCTGGAAAATTAGCATTAGGTTTAGGTGGAGCTGCTGTTGCAGGTGGTGTGGAATCTAAACGTATCGGTGGACAATTCTCTGGCGGAATGTCGTCTGGTGTTGCTACATTCATTAAGAACAAAGCATATACAACTCAATTCGGTAGAAATGTTACACAAGGTTATGCTGGTATAACAGAAAAACACACTAAACAAATTTGTGTGAATTGTGGTAGAGAAATTGGATTTGGAGATGTTGCTTATAGAAATGAAATTGGTAATTATTACTGTTCTGAATGTGCTTCAGTTGAAGGTTACGAAAACTTCTCTGAAATTATCTTAGAAGAAGAAAACAACTCAAATCGTACTTATCAAGATGAAGTAACAATCGTAAGAACTGAAACCACAAAAGATGGTCAGAAAAAGGACTATGTTCATCAGTTCAAACAACCAACTTATAAAGATATGAGAGATACCATGAAAATTACAACAAATGATTGGGATAGACAAGCTACTGAACAAGTAATTAAGGACTCTCTTGCTGTTTATAAAGCACAATTATTCCAAGATACAAATTCTCCGTCTGATTATATGTTAAGCAATAAGAAAGGCGAAAAACCAAAACAAGTAATATTTAAGGATATTCCATTACCAGACCCAATAAGAGCTAAGATTTTAGGTTCTAATGCCTCTCAAATGATAGCTCAAGGGCGTAATAGAGACTTCTATAACTTAGTTGAGAATGCTTGGAAAGAATGGTATGTTGATACAAACAATTCAAGACTCAAGACAAATAAAATCAAGAAAGAAGATTTAACAATGTTTGATTATGATAACATTGATATATCCGGAGTTAAATATAACTTTGATAAAGGAGATACTTCAGACGAACTTGATTTAGAGCAATAAAAAGAAAGCAAAATTTGCTTTCTTTTTTGCTTTTTAAGTTGAAATTTTGGAATAATATAACTATAAAACAAAATCAAAATTGATTTTAGGAAATTATTTTTAGGAAGGTAAAAATGGTAGCTAAAAAAGAAAAAATCGAAACTAATGAAATTGTAGGAACTCAAGCATTAAGCAATCCAAAGAAAGAAGCTTTCTTAAAAGCACTTGCTGATGTTTCATCAATGAAGAACGTTGGCCAAATTGCTCTATTAACAGATATGAGAGAAGAAAATGTTGCTAAAACATCTTCAGGTAGTATTGTGTTAGATAGTATCTTAGGTGGAGGTATTCCAAAAGGCCGTATTATTGAAATTTACGGACCTGAAGGTTCTGGTAAAACTTCAATCGCTCTAACTGCATTAGGAAATGTTCAAAAAGAAGGTGGTACAGGTGTATTCCTTGATGTTGAACAAGCATTTGACCCTAATTATGCAAAAGCTCTAGGAGTTAAAATTGATGAACTAGGATTCTCACAACCATCTGTTGCTGAAGAAGTATTAACAATGATTTTAAAACTAATTGAAACTGGAACAGTTGACATTATTGTATTAGACTCAGTTGCAGCTATGACTCCAAAAGCAGAATTGGAAGCAGATTTAGAAAAAGCTTCTATGGCAACTCTTGCTCGTGTAATGAGTAAAGCTATGAAACGTATTGCTCAAAAAGCGAATGAATTTAATTGTACTGTAATCTTTATTAACCAAATTCGTGATAACGTTGGGGATATGTGGGGACCTAAAACTTCTACGCCTGGTGGTAAAGCTCTTAAATTCACGGCTTCACAACGTATCGAAGTTAAAAAAGTTAGATTAGTAACAGAGGGCGATAACACGATTGGTACAGAAGTTAGATTGAAATGTATCAAGAATAAAGTTGCAGCTCCTTATGGGGAAGGTTTAACTGTACTTACTTTTGCAAAAGGAATCAATCGTGCAGCTGAATGTATGGTTGTTGGTGAAGATTTGGGAGTTCTAATTAAGAACGGTCGTACTTATACATTTGAAACTCTTGAAGATATTGATGTTTCAGGTTATAATTCTACAGTAGAGCAAGAAGGTGACCACGAAAATGGAGTTCCAACAATTATTAAGATTGCAACTTCAAAAGCAGGCCTATTAGAAGAATTAGAACAAAACGAAAGATTACTTTCTGCAATTAACAAACAAATTGAAGAAGTGATTAAATCAAATATTATCAATGGAAAGAACGCTGAATAAAATGAAAAAAACAAAGATGATTAAACTTATTGTTTTGGCTGCAGTAGCATTATTATTTGCTACTGCTTGCACAAACAATTCAAAAACAGAAAATAGTAAAACTTCAAACACTGAACAAACTACAAAAGATAATCAATATGTTGCTAATGCTTCATTCTATTTAGGAAAAGACGGTAAAGCAGTACTAGAAAAAGACATTGATAAAAATGCTACGATTGTAGATTGGTATGTTGACCCTTATTGTCCAGCTTGTGTACAATTAGAAACTTTAACAAAGGACACAATTAAAGATTATATAAATAATAAGAATGTTGTAATTAGATACCACATTTTAAGCTTCTTATCTGCTAGAACAGTTGATGATTATTCTAATAGAGCCGCAGCTTGGATTTTGGGTGTAATCAATGAACGACCAGATATGGCATTTGATTATTTCTCTAGTGTATTGTCAGTAGATTTCCACCCAAATGGCAAAACAAAAGATGATAGTGCTTTTAAAGATTTATTTATCACATTAGGTGGGAAAGAAGAAGAATGGAAAGCTATTGAAAGCAAACAAAAAGATTTAATTGAACAAGTAAAAACTAATACAATCAATATTTTCAATGATAATGAATTAGCTAAGAAATCTCCAACAGGTAAATTATTTACTCCATTTATTGTTGTAGGCGATTCTGATAAAGCTGTTGACTTTGAAAAAGCTGATGATATTTTAGGTTACTTAAAACAACAAATTGATTCAAAATTAAAATAAAGAAAAGATAAGCATTTTTGCTTATCTTTTTGTTTTGTCAAACTGATTTTGATTGTCGTTATATCGTCATATAAGCAACGCTAAGACAGTCAAAACTGATTTTCGATAAATGTATCGACTTTTCATAAAAACAGCTCACAATCGCTTATTTTTCGAGTTATTACCAAAAGAAAAAGGAATAATAAATATAACTAAAAATAAAAGGGGTTTAAATAGTGAGTAACAAATTTAACTATGAAGAAATACAAAAATTACTGATTTCTAGTTTATTCAATCAACAACACAAAATAACAGAAGCTGGAACAATAATTGACCCTAAATTCTTTAAAAATGAAAATTATAGAGAAATCTATATAGCTCTTCAAGATTTATATGGAAAATCAGAAGCAGAGGAAATAACTGAAGTTGAATTGTACTCTAACTTAATTGATAAAGGACTTAAACCTGATACTCAATTTATTGTATCGCTAAATAGTACTGACACTTCTCAATCTCCACTTGCGTTGGCTGAATTGCTTAAGAAAAAATATGTGCAATCAGAAACAAAAGAATTACTAACTAAACAATTAAAGGAAATAGACGAAAACCCAGATGTTTTGTCAGTAATTTCTGAAAGTGAAGAAAAATTAGCAAATCTTGCTTCAGACATTATTCCTAAATCTAAAATTGATTTTGCTGAAACCGTAAATGAAGTTGTAGCAAAAGCTTCATCAGAAAATGAAGTTGATTTAGATGTGGTTCCATTATTCAATCCACAAATGAATAAAGTTTTAAATGGCGGTTGGCAAAAAGGAAGCTTGAATACAATAGGAGCTCGTACAGGTGTTGGTAAAACTGTTTTTGCTATTAACTCTGCTGAAGCCGCTTGTGCAGCTGGAAAAACTGTTTTATTCTTTTCTTTAGAAATGACTCGTCAAGAATTAGCAGAACGTATGCTATCTTCTGTATCTGGTGTAGCCTCATATAAACTTAAACCGGGTGCTCATAGAACACCGTCTGAAAATGAAAGAATTGCTCAAGCAACAGAAACTATGGCAGGTTTTTCATTAGTGGTTGAAGATGATTCGGATATTACAATTGATTATATTAGGTCAAAAGCAAAAGCACAAGCCGCTTCACCTGAGGGGTTGGATTTGATTATTGTTGATTATTTACAATTGATTAACCCAGGTTCTAATCGTGGGCATTCTAATCGTGAACAACAAGTAGCAGCTATGTCCCGTGGATTAAAAGTTCTTGCTAAAGATTTGCAAGTTCCTATTATGATTTTAGTACAATTAAACCGTGAATCAAAAGATGAAGATGAAAATAGATTACCATCTAAAGCAGATATTCGTGAATCTGCTGGTATTGCGGCTGACTCTAACGTTGTACTGATTATCCATAGAAAATATAGAGATGAATCACCTGACCCTAAAGCTTTGTTTATCATTGATAAGAACCGTGGTGGTCAAGCTGATAAGAAATTCCAAGTCAGATGTGTACTTGAAAAATCTATGTTTGTCGATGTTGAACCAGAGGAAGATGAAGTTGAAGTTACAAGAAATGATTTAACTAATTTAGATGAAGAAGATACTAACATTCTTGATAATTCATTTATAGACACTGTTGCTGATAATGATGATGAATTTGATTCTTTATTTGAGGAGTTATAATATGGCAAAAAAATTATTTGATGAAATCAAAGTAGAGAAGAAAGAGAAATCAAAAGAATTTATTGGTTATTTAATGAAAAACGGTTTAATTAGTGATGCTGAAGATTATATAAAAGAAATCTATACAGACCAAGCACTTAAATTAAAACTTAATCCATTTGAATTTTTTAATCATAAAGTAAAGACTTTACATGAGAAATATGTTACATTGCTTAATTATGATGAAGAAGATTTTTCACAAGTTATCATATTGCATGCTTATTTTAATTTGAATTTAACTGAAAAATCATTTTTGGAAATTTGGAATAAATACCAACAAGGTGAGTATAATGACTTACTAGAAGAAGATGAAGAAGATTTTGAAGATGAATTAGATTGGGGGGATTAAATGCCAGAATATAATCATAATAAAACCAATTCTGACTCTTATAAAGAATATTTAAAGAATAAACAATCCTTAAATGCTCAATCAAAAACAGAAGTCAAAATTGCTAGAATAAAAGAAAATTTAGAAACATGGGAACGAGATTATACTAAAGTAAAAAATATTAAATTAGATAAGGACTTCGTTAAAGAAATACAAAGTGCTTATCCAATTAGAGCTGCTTTATTATATTCTAATCCAAAAGAAAATTTAACTTATGCTTATACTATTGCTAAATCTTGTATTGCTTTAGGATTAAAGCCTTCGTCAGTATGTATCACTAACTTGAATGAATGTTATTCAACAATTAGAGGTTTTGGTGACCAAGCAAAAGTGAAAAACAAAATTTTCAATGAAGAAACAAAACTTTTAATCATTGAACAAGTTAGACCGAATAGACCTACTGATGTACAAGATAATGTCAATTCTTTCATGAGCGAATTAAGTTCTGCATTATTAACAAGAGATAATTTGGGTATTATCTTTGTCGGGGAAAGTGTTGACTCAATCAATTTTGCAAGTAAGAAAACTAATCCTAATTGGAGTGTGTTGGAACATACTAATATTGAAATTTACAAAGACAGTAAAGTTCAACAAACAACTACTCAGAAAAAACTAGGAAAAAGATTAAAATTAAAAGCAAAATAAGAATAATATAACTAACAATAACTTTTTAAAAGAAATGAGGTAGTATAAATGAATACTATTAAAACAGCTGTAATTCTTGCTGGTGGTCGTGGTACTAGATTAAGTGAACAAACTCATAAAATTCCTAAACCACTTGTTGAATTACATGGAAAACCAATCCTATTGCATATTATGGAAAAACTTGTAAATGACGGAATTGAAAAATTTTATATTTTAGGTGGCTATAAAATTGAAGAAATTTATAACTACTTTTTGAGCAATATTAACATTTCAAACAATAAATTGATTTTCTCTAGTGCTTTAGCTGGGATAGAAATGACAAACAATCTTGCTTTCCTAAAAGATATTGAAGTTCAAATCGTAGATACAGGTCTTAATTCAGGTACTGCTCAACGTTTGTATCAATTGAAAGATGAGTTGAAAGAACCGTTCTTAATGACTTATGGAGATGGTATTAGCAATGTTGATACCGCAGCTATTGAAAAATTACTTTTAGAAAATGATGATACTATCATTTCTCTATGTGCTGTTCCTAAAAAAGAGCGATTTGGACTATTAACCATTGAAAACGATTCTGAAGTAACTGCATTTAAAGAAAAAAGCAATGACACTAAAGAATTTGTTAATGGTGGTTATATTTGCATGAAACCAGAGATTTTCAATTACTTTTCGGAAGAAGAGTTTGATTTCTCACATGATGTGCTAGAAAAACAATCACTGATTGGTCATATCCGAGCTCATATTCATAATGGTTTTTGGAAAGCTATTGATTCACAAAGAGACTTAGAAGAAGCAGAAGATTTATTAAAGGAGAATTAAATAAGTGGAATTTACAGTAGATACTATTCAATTTGCTAATGTAGCAAAAGTCGTTATTAAAGGTCTTGACATGAAAGATGAAGCAAGTCAAGCATTACTTAAATTAGATGGGGATAAGTTAATTCTCCAATGTACTTCACAAACAACTTTCTTTAAGGGTGAGATTCCAGTATCTCATATTAGCAAAGAAGATAATGAAATTACCGAATGGGCTGTTGACGGGAAACAATTAACAACAATCCTTTCTATCTTACCAAGTTTCCCTATGGATGCTAAATTCACAATGTCCTCAAGCAATCGTCAATTTAACATTACTACAAGAAATGGTAAATTTAAATTACCAGTTAATGACCATGTTATTGAATATAATATGGAAGATGTAACAGTTCTTTCTGAAATTGACTCAACAGAATTTATTAAAAACTTTTCAAGAGCAAGTAAATTTCTTGATTCTGAACCATTGGCTACTTCTTCAGCAACATCTTGCTTGCACTTAATCTTTGATGATAAGATTAAAATGGTTGGTACAAACAGTTTCTCATTAGTTGAAATTGCAGTTGACCATGATTTGAAAGTAGAAGCAGATGAAACTCCAATTGTGTTGTTACGTTCAAATCAATTAAATCTATTAGCTAACACTTTTGAAGCTAATACAACTCTTACTCTGATTGAATCAGATAATTTATTTGGTTATAAAGACAGTAACAATATTATTGCTCTTGTAGCTAAAGCAGATATTAGACCTCTTGCTTATGAAATCTTAAAAACTCGTGTATCTGATGAGCAAAAAATAACTTTCGATACTAACTCTTTAAGATTTGCTACAAATTCAATGTTTAAACTTTGCCCTACTTCTGATTTAATTCATTATGTTATCAATGACGATACAATGGCAGTAAATGATAATGAAGATGATATGAAATTAACAGTTATTGATAAAGCTGCTGATGATGTAACATTGACTTTCTCAAAAATCTCATTATTACCTGTTTTCAATGTCCTAGAGGAAAATGTACAATTAACTTGGGCAGAAGATTCACCAGAAATTGTTAAATTTAACGTTCTGAAAGAAGATGGCACTGTTGATGAAAATGTTTTCATCGGTGTTACTCTATATGATGAAGAATAATGAATATAATTAACTATATAGAAGTGTGGGGCCCTACTTGCCTTACACTTCTTGTAGCATTTCTAATAAATGCTTCAACAAGTAAAAAGATATATAAAGAGATTTTTTCAGAGAAAAAAGATATTATTAAACATATATTGATTACATTTATTGTAACTTTAGTTATTTCATGTTTATTACTAAAATTACTACTTTATTTTTGTATTGAAGAAAGAGTAACTTATGTAAGTATTTTAAATGCTGGAATATCTGTAACGTTATATTCAGCAATTGAAATCTTATTTACTGATTTAAGAACATATAAAGCAAATCGATGGCTCCTTAGGTATAACACATTACTGTTATTGTTATTTAATATAATAGTTCACCTTGATAAAGAATTGATTTTGTTACTCATAACAGGTTGTGTTATATTTGCATTATCTCTTAAAATAGATGATGTGGGAATGTCTGATTGGCGAGCTATGTATGTTGGATATTTACTTTTTTCACTCGTAAATATTTATCATAGTATTCTTTCTTTAGCTTTAATATTGTTAGTTTTAGATGTGGTAAAACGTAAATGTAAAATTGAAGCAATAAGTGGATTCATATTGTTACCATCAATATTTACAACTTGCTTATATTATATAATAGTTAACCGTTGAAAAAGGAATAATAATTATATAAGGGTAAAAGCAAAGTTAAAAATCCATAAAATAAATTAGGAGATTTAAATGACTTTATCATTAGAAGAACAAATGAGAATGGCTGCTGGATATTCTGAAAGAGAAGGTGGAGAACCTGAAGCTGTAAAAGAAGAAGTTAAACCAATTCCAGTAACACAAACTACTGTAACAACAGAATATGTTACACCAGCAACTGTTGAGCAAAAAGAAGAACCAAAAATAAATGTAAATGTGGAAACACCACAAAAAATTGAATTGTCTGAAAAAGCGGTTAATAATAATTTCAATACAAAAGAAATCATTATCAATGCTTTAAGAATTTATGAAAAATTTAACAAATTAACAGACAGTCAAAAGAGTGTTGTTGTACAATTTGTTAATGCAGACAAAAATACAGATGTACCAAGTGTCATTGAAAAGATTATCAATGTAAATTTTCAAAAGAGAGCAGGTCTTGTAAGATTTGTTACAGTATTAGAGAAAGATGAAGTTAAGAGAGCTTTTCTCTTAATGAGTTTTAATCAAGACGAATTAGAGAGTTTAGATGAAATTGCTTCTCAATTCATTTCAGATTACAAGCAAATTACTTATTCAGAAAGTGAGAAAATTCATTATGCTGAAAATTTAAATGATAACTTAAGAAAATTGCCATCAACTGCATTGGAACACTTGAAGAGTCTAAAAGAAATTTTAAATTATTAAAAAGGAATAAAATGGCTAATATATTAGTAAGAGCAAATTTAGAAAAAGATACTTTACACTTAAAAAGTAAAAAGGTTTTACCTAATGCAATTTTAAAAGAATTAGCCTCAGTAACAGAACAAAAAACAGAAAAGGGGTATTTTTATGAAATGCCCCTACTTATGTTTAATTGTTATGTTATTTATAGGTTGAGTCTACTAAGTGAAAATATGATTGGCTATTTAGACCAATCTGAAAAAGAATACATTGAAGCATTGGCAAGTAATGTTGATGAACCTGAATTATACTTAAAAGATAAAACTCATGTTGGAATAAAAGCTCCAGCTCTAATGTCATACACAAAATTATTAGGAATAGTTGGTGCTACTCATCATATGTTGACTATCTATTCTATTCCTTTCTCTCGTATGTATGAAACTATTAGGCTGATTACTTCATTCTCTCACCCATTTTTACCAAAATTCAAAATGTCGGAGGAATTAGAAGCAAAATTAACAGAACCGTTAAGTAATGACTCTAATATTGAAGATTTATTTAATATAGAATTATATGATTTAGTATCAATCAAAGACGGTTATCAAATTAAGCCAGAAGGCTTTAAGAAACTAAAATATTATAATGCTGTTGATTTACTTCTATCAAGACCAAGTTATTATATTGATAGAACTGAAATATTTAACTCTTATAATGCACCTTTTGGTAGAAGAGTATTTATTTGTGGTGTAATTGAATCTTTCTCAGCAAATCTTAATAGAAACGCTAGAATGATTCTCAATGACGGAGAAAGAAGTATTTCTATTGATTTTTGGGGTGCAAGTTATCTAACAAAAATTTATCGCCCAGGGGATAAAGTTTATGTATCATTAACTAGAATAGGTAGAGATAAGTTTAATGGTACACAAATCCTACCAGAAGAAGAAGTTAAATCACTTCCTATTGTGCCTGTTTATAGACAATCTCCTAGAGCAAAAATTACAACAAAAGTATTAACAAGTGCAGTTCAAGAATTGTTACTACGCTTTGACGGTACTAATATAGGACATTATATAAAACATAGCAAAGAAAGATTATGGACTTCTCTTAAAAAGTTACATTTCCCCGAAAACGTAACTGAATATGATGAAACATTAAATAACTTGTCATATATTGAACTGTTCTATATGCAACTGATTTTTGAACACAAAAAGAGAAATACAGAAAAAGCTTTAGGAATAGCAAAAGTAACAGATAATCCTAAAACTATGATTGAAGCAATCAAAAATCTCCCTTATGAATTGACTAAGGGTGAGGGTTCGCAAGAAGAAGCTATTGAAAAGATTATAAAGAAATTAAAAGAACCTACAGCGGAAAATCTATTGATTAGTGCTGATACTGGTTCAGGTAAATCAACTATTGCTTCAGCCGCTTGTTTATATACAGTTGATTGCGGTTATCAAGCATGCTTGTTAGGGCCAACCGAAATTTTAGCAAAACAATTGTATGATACTTTTGTCAAAATGATAGCTCCACTCAAAGATAAACCTGTTGTTGCATATTTATCTGGTGCTACAAAAGCAAAAGAGAAAAAAGAAATCTTAAATGCTGTTAAGAATGGTACAGTTGATGTGCTAATTGGTACTCATTCTATCTTGAATATTGAATATAACAATCTTGGTTTAGTAGTAATTGATGAACAACAAAAATTTGGAGCAAATCAACGTGAAGCATTATTAGACAGTAGAAAAGATGGTAGAAAGATTGATATGTTAAGTCAAACAGCTACACCTATTCCAAGAACTACGGCACTTGCTTTATATGGTGATGTTGAATTGATTACAATTACTCAAAAACCTGCTGGAAGAAAAGAAAACATTACACAATGGATTAAGAAAAGTTCAGATAACTTCTTAAAAGAACTTGTAAGTGCTGAATGGACTCACATTTATAACGAAATTGAAAAAGGACATCAAGTCTTTATTGTTACTCCAGCTGTACAAGAAAAAGCAAAATCTGCTTCTGTTGAAAAGACAGCAAAAATATTAACTCGTAAATTCCCTAGTTTGAAAATTGAGTATGTTCATGGCGGTTTAGATAAAAACCAACAAAACAAAAAGATTGAAGAATTTAGAGATAAGAAGTGTGATGTATTGATTGCAAGTTCAATTATTGAAGTTGGTATAGATATTCCTAATGCTACTGTAATGCTTGTTCTTGATGCAAATAGATTTGGCGCTAGTTCATTACACCAAATTCGTGGTCGTGTTGGTCGTGGGAAAGACCAAGGATATTGTTACTTAATTTCAGATGCTGACTCTGAAAGTGCTACTAGACGGTTACAATCATTAGTTGATAGTAATGACGGATTTGACATAGCAATGGTGGACTTAGGAACTCGAAAAGAAGGCGATATTTTTGGAGTAAAACAATCAGGCGAATCTACTTTTAGATTTTGTGATTTGACCAACATTGAAACATTATCATTGATTGAATTAGCAAAAAGAGAAGCTAAACAAATTTATGATTCTGAATATAGAGAAGAAGCTCTAAGAGATGCTTACATATTCTTAAAACAAAATGAGGATTAGAAATGAATAATTTTAGAAAATTTTTGATTTTTTTAAGACAACAAAAAAATACAAATTTAAAAATGTTTACTCTATCAATTATAGGTGTTTTAATTGCATTTATTGGAATTGGAGTATTAACAGATATTTATTTACCGTGGAATTATTTCATCAATACAGTTAGATGTATTTTCTTACTCGTTATTGGCTTAGCAATGTTTTCTATTATTTATGTGTATTTACCAGAGAATAAAGATTACAAGATTCTAAAATTAAGAGAAATGCTATCGTTTAAACAAAGATTAAACTTAAGCCTTCTTATTTGGTTTATTGTTATTGTATTAGACTTAATATTAGTGAAACCTGGTAATTTAACATACACAATGAGTGGAAGTATTGTTTGTGCCATTTCATTAGGTTTGATTACATTCATAAGACCTACTTATGATGAAACGAAAAAATTTGAAAATAACTTAATTGATGAACGGGATTTAATTAAGGAAAAGGAAACTAAGGAATAACTCAAAAAGTTATTCCTTTTTCTTTCAAAAAAGGAATAATATAACTATACTATAATCTTTGCGAAAGGAGCAATAATGGATAATCAAGAAAAATTAGACATTACCGCTTTGAAAAGTGACATTAAATTACCAGATTTTAAGGGCTTAGAAGTTGTTGATGCAAGTAATTACTTTGACAGTTTTTGGGATTCCCTAAAAGTTGAAAAATTTAATGAAACTTTGATAGCAACTGTCTTACAGATGAATGACATTAACAAACAAATAAATATATATACACAAAAGAAAGTTAAAACTGAGTTAGAATACAAACATAAACTACGTTATCATATTTTAACTGTTGAGGCTGCAAATGCTACTGAAAAGAAAATATTAGCAGAATTAGCTTGTGAAAAATTAGAAGCAAGATTAGCTTACCTTTCAGAAATGATTAGAGAATTAACTCAAAAAGCTAATCAACTTAGATTAGAACTTGACACGCTAAAAACAATCGGTTTCAATATTAGACAGGAAATGAAACTATAATGAAGAAAAGCTATTATGTAATACCACTTGCTTTTTTATTCTTTATTTTATTTGTTTTTCTATCTCAATTTAGATTAGTTCTTATTTCTGGTCAATCTATGGAGCCAACCTTACATAACAACACTTTTATTATTTTACGCAAAGAGAAAGACATAAAGAAAGAAAGCATTGTTTCATTCATTGCTCCAAAATCATGGTCTAATCAAGAAGATAAAAGCTTAATCAAACGTGTTATTGCTGAACCAAATGATGAACTTAAAATAGATTCTGACTATGTTTATGTTAATGGAGAAGAAAGAGTTAGAATTAAAGGTAAAGTAAAAATAGAACAAGAATTAGAAATTAAATTAAAAGAAAATGAATATTTTGTTATGGGTGATAACGTAGGAAGAAGCAATGACTCATTATATGAATACTCATTAGGTAATAATGATTTTCTAATTAAAAGAGATACTATAATGTACAGCACAGAGGATTATCCATATGAAAAATAATTTAATTTTAATTATAGATAAAAGCTCCACCAATCTGCTTAAAAGGCAAGAAGAAATATTCCAAAAATGGAAAATTAACAAAGATGATGTAGTCAAATCTACAACTTGGAGAAAGGGTTTAGTACAAAGTAAAAACTTGTTCGGTGGAGTACAGGCAGTTTGGTTAGACTTGTCTGAAGCACAAGCTGCAGTCAATTTCAGTAAACTAATCTCTACTAAGAAAAAACTTAATGAAGATAAACATTTATTTAATGGAAAATGGTGGGGCAATGGAGTTGTTATAACTTTCTTATACCCAGACAAAGCTATTAACGGTAAGGAATCTTCTGCTGGATTAGCTGCAATCAAAACATTAGTAGAATATTCTAATGGTACAATTGAGGATAATTCTTCAAAGAGAGTAGATACATTAAAAACAGATGTACTTAAAAATATACCACTTAACACTTCTATTAAAAATCAACTTAGAGAATATGTAGGAGAAAATTTTGAAGCTCTTGCTATGCTAGAAAAAGCATTAAAGAATATACCAAAAGAAGAAATACAAAAATTTTCAATTCAAGATGTTGCTGTTTATTTGCCAGCAAAGAGTGGTGTAAAACTCCCGTGGGATGTTACAGGTGCTTTAGACAAACACAATATAGCACAAGCTTTGGATTGTTATAACAGAATGGTAAATAACAAAGTGCCTATGTTTGGCTTGATTAGTTGGTTGAATAGACATTATCAATTGGCTTATGAAGTAGCTGCTCTATTGGAGTCGGGAGTTCCAAGACGAGATATAACTAAACATTTACCAAAACAAAACGCTTATGCAATTAACAGTACTATAAGAGATTTAGAAAGCAATGGTACTTATCCAAAATCTGAAACTTTAGAATATATATTAAAACAAACAACAGAATTGAATTTATATTACAAAGGCGAACTTAGATGTATTGATAAAGATAATCATTTTAGAAATGTATTAACTAAGATTAACATAGCATTAAAATGTAATGCACCGTTACAAAGCTGAAAGGAGTAAAATGGCAAAAGAATTTAAAATAGCACATATTAGTGATTGCCACTTAGGATATAGGTCTGGGCAATTTAGAGATAATGAAACAGGTATAAATTTAAGAGAACAAGATGGTTATGATGCTTTAAATAAAGCGATTGATGAAATCATTGAAGCTAAACCAGATGTGGTAATTTGTAGTGGAGATATGTTCCACTCTCCTAAACCAAGTATTTATACAATCATTCAATGTAAAAAAATATTACAAAAATTAGTAAAAGCAGGTATTCCATTTTATAACATAGCTGGAAATCATGATGCTGAAGATTCAATCAGAGAAATTCCAGCAAATGCAGTAATTGATGAACCTCTTTTAGGTTTATATTCTTATACAGAACCTTATGTTGTAGTAGAAATCTCACCTGGGATTGTTTGTCATTTTGTATCTCACCATGGCTTTATTGCTCAACAAGAAACTATGAAAAGATTAAAGACCATAAAGGGTAAATTTAATATTTTAGTAACACATGGTTCAGTATATGATACTAATATGAATATGATACTTCATTCAGAAAGCGAGCCACGTGAAATTGTTATCCCCGAAGAAATTATGAATATGGATTGGGATTACACCTTGATGGGTCACATTCACGAAAGAGGTTGGGTATCTTCAACAGATGGATTAACTGACACTTCAAACAGAAAACAATTTTATGGTGGTAGTTTAATTCGTAGAGGATTTTCAGATAAAGAATGTAAATTAGGTCGTGGTTGGACTATGTGGACGATTAAAGACCAAAAGGAAATGACTCCCGAATTTCATATTATCGAAGAGCGCCTACAAAAAGATATTATTATCCAATGCAAAAATAGAAGTACTTTAGAAATTGAAAACAAAATTGCAAGTGAATTTGAAAAAATTGATTTTTCACAAACTCCAATTTTAAGAGTCACTTTGGTCAATATTTCTAAACAAAATAAAACTGCATTAGATATGAGTAAATTCAGAGAAGCTATTCAAAAATGCTTGACTTTTGGAATGAAATATAAAATGACAGAAGAAGTAGAAGCTACTGAAGCTCAACGCTCATCATTTAGTTATGATTTACATAGTGCTTATAGAGCATTTTGGGAAATTGATAAGGAAAATTATACAGAAGATGTACAAGAACCAATCAATAAAGAAAGTGTTTCATTGCTAAATAAAGGCCAAGAAAAAATCATTAAATAAAGGTGACTAAATGTACTATAATATTATTTGTAAATATAAAGATGATAACTCAACAGAGGAAGTTGCCTCTGAGTTATCATATGGTGAATTATGCCAATATTTATTGGATTGTTTCTCAAATGAAGAAAATCAACGTTATGACTTAAAAGTACTTGAAGAAGAATTGTATAATAAGACAAACGTTTTATTGCAGAAATCACTTGAAAGAAATAAATGGATTATCTTTGATGAATATAAATTAAAAGTAAAGGAGTTTAAAAATAATGAAAACTAGAGGATTTGAATTAGTAGAAGAATATAAAAACGAATTGGATTTATTACCAGTTAGAGAAACTGCACACGCAGCTGGATATGATTTAAAAGCTGCAGAAACAGTTACAATCCAACCAGGCGAAATCAAGCTCGTTCCAACTGGATTGAAAGCATATATGCAAGATGGTGAAGTTCTTTATTTATATGACCGCTCTTCAGGTGCAAGAAAATTAGGAATTGTACTTGTTAACTCAGTTGGAGTTATTGACGGGGATTATTATAACAACCCTGGTAATGAGGGCCATATGTACGGTCAATTTATTAACATTACTGATAAAGAAGTAACAATTGAAAAAGGTACTCGTATGGTACAAGCTGTCTTTGCACCATTTCTTGTTGCAGACGGCGATACAGCTAATGGAAAACGTGTTGGGGGATTCGGCTCAACTGGACACTAAGGAGCGATTGAATGAATTATTTTAAAAATCTATTAAGCAAATCTACAAAACAATGGGTTACATTTCTAATTGCTTCATTCTTCTTTTTGAGTGTTATCTTTGCTTTGCCATTATTCTCAATACCATCAATTATAGCAATGTTGATTTATTCAAATGTTGTAGCATGGTTCCTTGCTGGAACTGTAAGGAAATTTATATTTAATTTATTTTCTTTTATTGGATTGTTAGTTATTTCTTCAATTTCTGCTACCATGTTAGAACCAAATTATATAGGATTGACTGGGGTTTTCCTACCTTCTGTATTTTTCCTTTATTTTGGAATACTTGCTATGATAGAAATGATACAAAAAGAATATAAACACAAAGCATTGTTAAGCTTTACTATTCCAGCTATTGATGTATCAATTGTTTTTCTATTGTTTGCTTATACAAAAAACTTATCTGTTTACATGAGTTTATTTGTTGCAATTTTACTTTTGTTTGTAACTTCTTTCTCATTTTATCTTTTAAGCAGAAAGAGTGCCAAACAATTAACTTAAATACACACTAAACAGCTGTAGTTGCTTGCTAAGACAGTTTAGCACAAGGTTGGAATGATTTATCATACTTACTCAAAACTGCAGCTACTGAGAAACTAAAGCAATATAAAAATATTGCTTTTTTCTAGCATTTTTGGAATAATAATTATAACTATAAAAATTTTAAAGGAGTCAAAATGGAAAAATCAAAATTTGTTCATCTTCATGTCCACTCAGATAACAGTTTATTGAAAGGCTATGGAACAATAACAGAATATGTTACTAGAGCAAAAGAATTAGGAATGGAAGCTCTAGCTTTAACAGATGCTAATACTATGACAGGTATTTATCAATTTATTGCTGAATGTAAGAAAGAAAATATTAAACCCATTGTCGGTGTAGAATTTAACATGGCTCCAATTACAAATGAACGTTTTCCTATGCGTGAAGTGGTTTATCAAGAAAATGTCAAACAAATTATCCCTAATAGAGGTGCTAATACTCATTTAACAGTTCTTGCAAAAAATGATACTGGATTACATAATCTTTTTTTATTACTGAATGAATCATTTCATCAAGACCATTTTTATATTGTACCAAGAATTGATTTAGATTTACTAATTAAATATAAAGAGGGACTTATTGTTTTATCGGGTGACCCAGATTCAGAATTGAATATTAGATTACGTTATAATCAAGTAGAAAAAGCAAAAGAATACGCTTCAAGAATGAAATCTATTTTTGGGGAAGATTTTTACATTGAACTAATGGAATACCAAACAATTCCCGATTACTCTGCTAAAGCTCTTGCAAAATTAGCAAAAGAATTAAACATTGAAACAGTATTGACCAATGATGTTCATTATTTAGATAAAGATGATGCCGTACACCAAGAACATTTTATGGCAGTTGGTGCTAATATGAAATTATCTGAAACTCCTACTTATAGAGGTGGTATTAGACCAGCATTAGGTGGAAATAGTAGAAACTTTGCTGATTATGACCAAATGTATAAAACTTTGCCATATTTACCCGCAATCAATAACACAATTAAAATTGCAGATAAGATTGAAGTAGTAAATCTTGAATATGATGTACACTTAAGACCTAAGCCAAAATTACCTGAAGGCTTTAATTCTGATTTAGAATATTTTGATTACTTAGTTGAGGAAGGTTTTAAGAAAAAACGTGCTCATCAATCTAAAGAAATCCAAGAAGAATCAAGAGCAAAAATTGCTTTCGAGCGAGAAGTTATCTTAAGTAATGACTTTATTTCATACTTCTTGGTAGTACAAGAATATTTACAATGGTCTATCAATAATGGTTATCCAATTGGGCCTGGAAGAGGTTGTTTTTTACCTGGAAATCAAGTCACAGGATTAAAAAATAAACTTTGGAACATAGAAGATGTAAAAGAAGGTCAAAAAGTTAGAACTCATGACGGTTCTTACCAGAAAGTAGAAAAACTTTGGAAATATGACATAAAAGAAAAAATAATCGAGCTCTCATTATCTAATGGAAAGAAAATCACTTCCACTGTTGACCATCTTATATTTGAAAAGAATAAAGGCTTCACTGAAGCTCAAGATTTAAAAGTGGGAGATGTTCTTTTGGGTGCAAAGGGTTCAAGAGAATTGATTGGTCCAATGTTTTGCGTTAATTGTCAAAAAGAAAATAACAATATTGATGTTAAGAAGTCCCGTCATAGCATATACAAAGAACAGCCATATAAAAAAATAGGGGAATATTTGTGTAATGATTGCAAGAATAAAAAATTATATTTAATTCCCGCAGTAAAAGAAGGCTTAAAAAAAGCTGGACAAAAATCAAGAACTTTAGAGTCTCGAAAGAAAAATTCTCAAAGTCTTAAATTACACTGGAAAACTCACAGAGAAGAACGGCTTGAAAAATTTAGGGCTTGGCTCAATAGTGAGGAAAGTAATGGTTGTAGAGAAACTAAACGAAAACAAGCTCTCAAAAAATATTCTGACCTAAAACATTTAGAAATCTTAACGAATTTAAAAAATAAAAAATATAAAAGTGGTTATTTTCATTCCCACCAACAAAATGATAAAGAAATATATTATGCCTCTAGTTATGAATTAAAAGCTCTAAATATTTTTGAAACTGATTCTGAAGTAAAAGAGTTCGACCGTTTTAAAGATGTTATCAAATGGAAAGACGAAAACAATATTACTAGAAGTTATTTACCTGATTTCCTTGTTAAATACAAAGACGGCACTCAAAAAATTATTGAAGTTAAAGCATTGTGGCAAACTGAAACTTCAGAAGTTCTATTGAAGAAAAAAGCAGCTGAAAATTATGCCGAAGAGCACAATATGACTTATGAAATTTGGACAGAAACTGAACTAAATCTAAAAAATGATTTACGCCATAATGAATATGTAATTACTGGAATTAAAGTATTTGATTATGAAGGTCCCGTATATGATTTAAAAGTAGAGAATGTTCACAATTACACAGTCTCTGATGTGACTGTTCATAATTCTGTTGGAGGAAGCGAAATTGCCTACCTATTGAACATTTCAAACACTGACCCTATTCGATTTAATTTGCTTTTTGAACGTTTCATCTCTGATGGTCGTGGAGCCATCTTTGAAATTGAGTACGAAGATGGTGAGAAAGAGCAAATCATTGTATCTGAAAAGAAAAAAGTAAATGGCCAAGAAAAATATATTTATCAATTAGAAGTTGGAGATGTAGTAGAAGATGAGTAGAAAGATTAAATCTATTAAGATTATTGACCCTGGTACCAACCCAGACGTAGATAGTGACTTTCATACAGTTGGTCGTGGAAAAACTATCGAACACGTTATGGATTTGTATGGAGCAGATAATGTTGCTGGAATTATTACACCGGGACCATTCAAAGCAAAAAATGCTTTTAAATCTATGGCTACTATTTATGGTTTAAATTTTGCACAAGCTCAAGCAATTAGTAATACATTACCAGATGCTATTGAAAAGAAAATGACGATTAAAAGCATGCTCGACCCAAATTCTGAATATTACGAAGCTGGAGCTGACTTGCGTATTCAATTAAATACACCACAATTAGAAGAAATTGCTCATTCTGCGGCTGTTCTTGACGGTAGAATGAGAGAAACTGGAGTTCACCCTTGTGGTATGCTTATTTCTTCTAAACCAATTAAAGAAGTTGTACCTGTTCAAATTAGACAAAGTGATGGGTTGTCAGTAACTCAATGGAATTACTACAACTGTGAAGCTTTAGGACTTATCAAAATGGACTTCCTTGGTTTAGTAACTGTTGATTTGATTGATGAAGCAATTAAAAATGTTCAAAAAACAAGGGGAATTACTATTGATGTTAATGAGTTAGTTCAAAGTGACTTAGATGATGAATTAACTTATAAATTATTCTCTAATGCAGAAACTTCTGCCATTTTTCAATTCTCAAGTTCTGGTGTTAAAGAAATGCTAAGAGAATTACAACCAACAGAATTTATGGACTTAGCTGCCGTAACGGCTCTTTATCGTCCGGGTCCAATGGGTCTAAACAGTCACTTGCAATTTGCTCAAAGAAAAAACAATCCTAATGTTAGAGTTCCAGTTCATGAAGCTTTTTATGGTACAAAAGTTGAAGAACTCTTAAAAGATACTTATGGATTAGTAGTTTATCAAGAGGACTGTATGAGAATCGCAAAGGAATGTGCTGGATTTACTCCTAAAGAAGCCGATGATTTGCGTAAAGCGATTGGTAAAAAGAAAATGGCCTTAATGAAATCACTTGGTGGAAAATTCATTAAAGGTATGGTAGATAACGGTTATGACGAAAAAGCGGTAAATCTTCTTTGGGAAGGTATTGTAGCATTCGGTGAATACGCCTTCAATAAATCTCACTCTGTATCATACGCTCTAAATGCTTATATAGCTGGATATTTAAAAGCACATTACCCAGTAGAATTTATGGCAGCTGCATTAAAACTTAATGATACACCAGATAAAATCCGAGAATATATTGCTGAAGTTAAGAGAATGAACTTGAAAATTCAACCAGCATCAGTAAATGAGTCAGACATTCTAATCACACCAAGTATGACTGATAAAAACACAATTATTTATGGATTGTCTGGTATTAAGAGATTTCCTAAATCATTAGCAGAGTCTATTATTAAAGAACGCAATAAAAAAGGTGAATTTAAATCAATTACTGATTTTATTTCACGAATGATTAAATATAAAGGATTAACAACAGGTGCTCTAAAAGCTCTTGCCCTTACAGGTGCTTTTGATTGTTTAGGTGTAACTCGTAAATCTATTGTTGATAATGCTGATAAGTTAATCAAGACAGCAGAAAAACAAGAAAAATTAAACAAAAGAAAGAATTTATTCTCAGTTGGTGGAGTAGAAGCTTCAGATGAAATTAAATTAGATACTGATGAATATTCATATGCTGTACAAGCAAAATATGAAGCCGATTTAACAGAATTATTCTTATCTCGCCACCCATTAGATAAGATTGAACAAGAACCTGTTCATTTAGATGCTCAAGAAGTTAATGTTGTTGGTCATTATGTAACTTTCCCTAAAGTAGAAATCAAAACTACTAAACAGAAAAGTAAATATATGCAAGTAACAACAGATAATAAATTATCTCGGGCAGTACTTCGTATGGATAGAGATTTGTTAGCAGGTATTGAAAAATATACAGCAATACAAAAGTTTGGGGAATTAGCACCTGAAAAATTAGGAGTAACTAACGACCTAGAAAAATTGGAAAAATATAATCAAATTAAAGCTATTCCTATGCCTATTGAAAACATTGTTTATCAAGTAGATATTGTAACACCTAAATTCAAGCGTAACGGTGTTGAAGTGTATGGAAATCCAAAAATAACAGCTCTTAAACGTGTAGCATTATCTCATGATGGTGAATTGGTACATCAAGTTAAAGTAAAATACAAAAAATTAAGAGAAGAATATATAGAGAGATTGAAAGAAAATAAAGGAAAAGATACAATTAGATTAGTATACCCAGACAAAACTTATGACGATATAAGTAATGTAAAATTCATGCCGGGTACAACCCAAAATGATTTAATAAATATAGAGAGAGGAAGTTAATATGCCATTACCAAAGCGTAAACTCCCGTCCTTAGAAAAAGATTTTAATTCATTCAATCCTCATGAAGAAGTTGAAGAGCTTGATGAAATCCAAGAACTTACAGATAGTGATTTTTTAGATGATAATTCAGACTTTGAACAAGTTGAATTAGAACAATCACCGCCTTATATTCAAGATAAGCCAATTCAAACTGAACCAACTCATGAAGATACAGAAGAAATAGAATCCAAACCTAAAAAAGAGAAAAAAGGACGAATAAAACCGAAAAAGAAAAAATTTAACTTTGATTATAAGAAGTTAAATAAAAAGCATTATTTTATCATTGGTGGAGTGTTTGCACTGTTTTTAATTATCTTTGTAGCATTCACTCTTTTAACAAAGCCTAAGAATGAAACTAATAATAATGCTGAAACAACTGCTAAAGTTGAACAAACAGAAAATAAATCTGATATAAAATTCACATTTAAGAAAGAAACTTCCGGCGGTATCATCTTTGAAGTAACTTCTGATAAATCAGCAAAGATTAACTTACAAAGAGCATTTTATGATGCTAAAGGAAATATTGTTATTTGTGAATCTGGTGATATTGAAATCATCAAAGGGTCTCAAGATGTATTTGCTGAATGTGTAAACAACAAAGAAAATACAGATATTAAAGACACTGAAAAAAATCTAATCAAAGATAATCTAATTGAAATTAAAGAATAAGGAGATTTAAATGACCACATTGATTCCAGTAAATGATGAAGCTGTAGCCAAATTAAATGAAATCTTAGCAAATAATCATTTTCCAAACGTTGACCATTTTATCAATATGTACAATGTAGGAATGCTAAGACCAGATTTTGAGATTGTAAAAGATATTGCTTCTCTAATTGATAACACTTATAAAAATGTACGTTTAATCAATAGAAAATTTGTAATTCGCTCAAGCTCAGAAGTTTCATTTGATAATACTATTTTGTTATTAGAAAATTGGAAGTTGATTTCTACTCTAAAACGAGTTTCAATCCAACTTCTTGAAGAAAATTATGCTAACAATACTAAACTTATCTTCTTAGAAGAAAAACCGGGGTACCTTATGTTAGAATACCCACAAGAAGATGGTACAATTGAATTAAAAGAATATTGGATTAAAGATAAATTATTCTCTAGTCAAAAGGATTTAATTCGTAATTACTTCCTTAAAAATTCTTTACATGACTATGAGGGTACTGAAAATCCAAATGACAAGTACATTAACATTGAAGCAGTAATTGATGTTGACGACTCATTCATTTCAGAAATTGAAGAATTAGTATTGAGCAACACATTGAATTAAAATTAGTAAGCACTCCTTTTATAGGTAGTGCTTATTCGTTTTTAAGCTGTTTTAAGCTGTTTTACTGTAAAGTCGATACATTTATCGAAAGTTGGATTTTACAGCAATAGCGACAGCTTAGTTGCGATATAACACATATGAAAACGAGTAGGAGCAATATAAATTGGAAAAGAATTTTAACTATATAATCAAAGCCTTTCTTTTGACATTTTTCTTTATATTCATTTCAACATTATTTCAAGTTATGGGTATAAATATTATCCCAAAAGGAACAGCTTTAACTCTGTATAATATTTTTAGCATTTTCATTTCTTATTTTGTAATAGCGTTTATTTATTACAAAAAAGAAAAGAGAAAAGTTGATTATAAAAAAATATTTGGTAAGCCTAGTGCTTCAAATGCTATGATTGGATTAGCTACTGGAATGGGTATTTTTATATTCCAACAAGTAAGTTATCGTATTTTTATACCAACTAATACAACTGTAGGGTCAAATGTTCAGATACTTCAACATATTCCAGCTATATTTATGATTTTAATTGCAGTTATTATAGCACCAATTGTAGAAGAATTATTCTTTAGAGGTTTTTTCTATGAAATTAACCCTAATGTTAAAACTTATGTTTATTGTATCAATTCTGCTTTTTGGTTTGCATTGTTACATTTGCAAAATTTAGAATCTCCATTATACGCTATATATAATTTGTCAGTTGTATTCATATCTGGTTTCTTATTTGCTTTGGTTTATAGAAAAACTAATTGGATTGGAACGAATATAATTGCCCATGCTACAGCAAATGGAATTGCTATATTCTTGATAATTCTTTTTGGTTAAAAAAAGGAATAATATAACTATACAATAGATTAAATATAGAAGTTAGGAGATAAAATGCTATTTAAAAAAATAAAAGTAACTCCAAATGGTGTTTATATTTTAGACGCTGATTTACAAAAGAAAATTGATAAAATTAAATTATCACCAAGTATGATTGGAAATTGGTTAAATTCGCCTGCTGATTATATCTTGGATAAGTTTATTAAACCTGAAGTTGAAATCGCAGATGTTACTCATCTTAAACGAGGGAATTGGTTCCACTCTACTATGGAAGTATTCTTTGCTCTCCCACAAGAAGAACGAACTAGAGAAAATCTTTTAAAAGTATCAAAAGAAGTAACTCTGACAGATGATTATAAAGATTTCGCTAAGGATAAGGAAAATCAAGAATGGTACAAACGAGCTTTAAAAGCTTATATTGGAGCATGGCTTGATGATGCGAAAAAAGAAAAAATTGCTACAATGTATATTATGGGGCAAAGCAAACCAGGACTAGAATTATTTGTAAATGGAACTTTAGGAAATGCTAACCGACAATGCTTAGGATTTATTGATAAAATCGTTGAGGGCGAAAATGGTTTGAAAGTACAAGACTGGAAAACTGGTAAGAAAATTTCAAACTTTAATCCAAATGCTAAAATCAGCACATCTAATCCATTTGATTACTGGCGACAACAAACTTTTTATGCAATGTTGTTAGAACAATTAGGTGCTACTGTTGAAGAAACTTCATTACTTTTCCCTTGTGCTGAAACACCAACAATTATCCATGTTGACCATCACAATCCAAAAGTAAGAGAACAAGTGATTAAAGATGTAGAACAAGTTGACCGTGAATTAGATGAAGCAATCAATAATGGTTACTTCTTCCCATTCAAGAAAGGTCCGTACAATTCTTGGGCAAGTTATTTAGTTGGATTAGGTAGAGCACCTAAACCAAATATTAGAGAAGATAAATTTGCAATGCTTGCTGATTTGTCTGAAGTTGGAGGTAGAGCTTAATGGCATATGTTGAATTATACAAAAAATATAGACCAAAAGGTTGGGCTGGTATTATCGGGCAAGACTCTGCTGTAAAACAAATCAAAGAAGCAATTAAGAACAATAGAGTTCCAACAGCTTATTCATTCTCTGGCCCCGCTGGGACTGGAAAAACAACTATTGCTAAAGTTATTGCTAAAACATTGAACTGCCCCAATGTAGGTGAAGATTTAGAACCATGTAATGAATGTCCTACTTGTCGAGCTATTGACTCTGATACTCTAATTGGAGTTCAATACTTCTCTATGGCAAACAATGGAGAAGTTGATACTGTTAGAAGAATTGTACAAGATGCTCAAACAAAAGTAGCAATCAATAAGAAAGTTATTATCATTGACGAGTACCATAATTTAAGTCCTAAAGGGTTTGACGCTTTGCTTATTCCTTTGGAAAAAGAAAATATGAATGCTTTATTTATTTTCTGTACAACTGAATTAGATAAAATCAGACCTGCTGTATTATCTCGTACTCAAAACATTTCACTGAAACCCGTAAAACAAAAAGACCTTGCTAAAAACTTAATTGAAATTGCTAAAAAAGAAGGTATTCCAATCAATAAAGAAGCAATCTTATATTGTGCTAAGAAAGCAAAAGGTTCAGTTCGTACTTCAATCTCTTTATTTGAAAAATTCATTAACTCTGGTGAATTGGAAACAAGTAAGATTGATAAATGTATTGAACATATTATTTATGGGGAAACTATTGAAACAATAGCTATTATCAATGAAATGGGCTCAGATGGAGAAAACTTTAATGACGCTATTGCTTCATTGTATGAACATTTCACACTTGCTTTACAAGAAGTAAGTGGAGTAACTACAAATAATGAAATTGCTACTCAAATTGCTAAAAATTGGACTGGAGCTATGGTTCTAAAAGCATTAACTATGTTAGGAGATGCTGTATTAACATTTAATCATAGACAAATTGACTCTAAATTATTGTTTGAAATTCCAGCTTTGAAATTGACATTGATAGCAAAACAACAAAAGATTAAGAGAGGTACAAATGGCTAAGAATAAAGAAAAATTTGCATTAGATAAGTTTGCTGGTAAAATTATTGTTCAACCAATCAAACCATTCTTATATGAAAATTACTTACCTTATGCCCATTATGTTATTCAATCACGTGCCTTAGTTGGTAAAGACGGGTTAAAACCCGTTTTAAAACGTGGTATTTGGACTATGTGGGTATTAGGATTAAAAAATAACAAACCAACTATGAAAGCTGCAACTGTTTATAACCACGTTGTAGGACATTATCACCCACACGGACCATCTTCTGTTACTGAAGCAATGGTTAAACTTGCTCAAGATTTCCATTCAAGAGTTCCAGTTGTTGAAGTACAAGGTGGATTTGGTTTACAAACTGGTGATACTCCACCATCTGACCGTTATTATGAAGTTAAATTTACTCCTGCTGGTGAACAATTGGTAGAAGATGTAGACTATCATGCTGTTGAAATGGTACCAAACTTTACTGGGGCAGAAAAACTACCAAAATCATTACCTGTAAAATGGCCTTTCAGCATTATCAATGGTGGACAAGGGATTGCCGTGGGTTATGCTACTAACATGCTCCCACATAACCCAGATGAAGTAATGAATGCTGTAATCAAACGTATGCAAGGAAAACTTAATACTGTTGACCAATTGATTCGTGTAATGCCCGGGCCCGATTTCCCTACACATGGCCAAATCTTTGGAGTAGATGGTATTAAAGAATATTATGAAACTGGTAAAGGAAGTTTCCTAGTAAGAAGTAAATATACTATCAATGCGCTACCAAGAGGTAAACATGAGATTGTATTTACTGAGTTTCCTTACCAAATCTCAATTGAAAAAATCAAAGAAGAAATTTCAAAAATTAAAGAAACAAAAAATAAATTAACTGAAATCGTTGAAGCTAAAAACCTTTCAGATAAGAAACGTGGTAATGTTCTTAGTATTGATGTGAAAGCTGGAGCAAATCCTTATCTTGTATTAGAAGATTTGTTTAAACTAACTTCATTAGAAACAAATTTCTCTGTTAATATGACAACTTTAGATGAAGGCCGTCCAGTAGTTTCTAATATGTTTGATTTGATTGATACATTCATTGACCAACGTAAAGAGGCTTTCATCAACAAACTTGAATACAAATTAGATAATAATTCAAGAAAATTAGAACAACGTTCTGGTGTTGCTTCTGTATTAAGTGATTTGGATAAAACAATCAATATTATCAGAAAATCAGAAAGTTCAGAAGAAGCTAGAAATAACATTATGCAACATTTTGGAATCAATGAAGCTCAAGCTGATTATATTCTAAAACTATCACTTTCTGTATTAACTAAAGCTGATAAGGATAAAATCCTATTAGAAATTGAAGCACTTCGCAAAGAAACAGAAGAATTAGAAAATCTTCTAAGTGATGAGGCTGCTATTGATGAAGCAATCATTGAGGAATTAAAAGTTACTAAAAAAGTAATTGCTGATGAGCGTAGAACTTTCATTGATAACGTTACACTAGAAGATATGAAACTTGCTGATAAAGAAAGCAGAAATAAGATGAAACTATTAGAAAAGAATGTAGATACAACTATTTATATTTTATCTAATGGAACAATCTTACAATCATTAGATGAAACGTTCAATACTCACGTTCCTATCAAATCAGAATTAAAAGCTACTACTCAAGAAGTAATTAACGTTCTTAAAAATGATGGTACAGTTGAATCTCTTAATGTTAAAGCAATTCCTTTAGATATACCATCTTCAACAAACCTTTTAGGTGTAGAAGAAAATAAATTTGTTACTATTTTACCAAGTAATCTAAATGGAACTTACAAAGGTGTCTTAATCGTTACTGATGCTGGTAATGTAAACATTGTTAAAAACAATATTAAATCACCTCTTGCAAAAATGATTCTTAATGAGAAAATTATTTATGCTAAACCATTAACTGAAGAAGATTATGAAAAATACTTATACATTATTGCTGAAGACGGTCAATTAGCTAAATTCCCTATCTCTACTATTAGAGAAAGCAACCCAGGCTCAGGTACTGTTGCTGGATTTAAATACGACAAAAAATCGGTAGCTGCTGGAATTGGAGCAAATGATGCTATCCTATTCTCTAAATCAAACTCATCTTATAAATTTACTCAAGGGGAAGAAGTGCCTTCAACTAATAGAGGTGTTAAAGGAAGTAAATTCCATGAATTAGTAAAAGATGATGAAATTACTGATTTAGTTGTAGCAGAATTTGTTAAGGTTGTTGACCAAGACGCTGAAACAATTGCAGAAGAATATACAGGTCGTGCTAAGAAAGGTATTCCTTATGATGAAGATTTATTCTTCGGATATTAAAATACTATCCTAAAAAGAGCCTCTATGAGGCTTTTTTTAGTGATATAAAAAATAAAAAAGGTGTAGCATGAACAAAAAATTATTACTAAAACTAAAAGATGAAAAAGGATTCATGGGTTTAACACACTCCCTATCTGCTATCGCTTTTTTCCTATTGCTTGTTGCGTTCTTTCCTAACTTTGTTTTTAACACAATATTAAAATCAAATAATATTATTGTGTTAATAGGAGCAACAATTGTTATAGCTGGAGCTGCTTTATTGCCAGATTTTGACAACGTAAAAAGTACAGCTATATCTACATTAGGGCCTTTCGGAAAAATCATTTCTAAACTTGCTAGAGCAAGTGCAGTTGGTATATACACTTTAACAAAAACAAACAGAGATAATGATAAACCAGATGCTCATAGAGGATTTTGGCATACTATTGTTGCGAGTATTGTTGTAGGTGTTATTGTATTTTTCTTAAGTTCTATTAAGACTGAGGTAAAAGATAGTTTTTTAGGCGAGGGTATAGTTACAATCTATCCCTTTGCTATAGCATGGTTAATTATTTGTTATCAATTAGCTATGGCTTCGTTATTTGCTGATTCATTTAAAAAGCTCAAAAGAGATTTATTTGGATATATTTTTATATTTGGTTCAAGCATTGCCTTTGTAATCATTATTCTAGCTTTTTCGCCATCTGATATTGCTTATTCGTGGATAGCTATTCTAACTTCATTAGGATATTTATTCCATATATTAGGCGACACACTAACCGTTTCGGGGACTCCAGCTTTGTGGCCAATTACCCATAAAGGAAAGAGGTGGTGGACATATAGATTGGGTGGAATCCATGCTGGAAGTAGTTTTGAATACAAAGTTGTTGTTCCAATATTTACAATGATTATAATTTTTGCTATTGTGAAAATTATTTTAAATTATAATTAGAACGGGGGTTGAAATGCAAAAAGGAGTAAATCATATTAAAGGATATATTTATTTTGTAATAACTGCAGCTATTGTGTACGCAATCTGTTTGCAGTTTAATATGGATATTATTGGAGCAATCGGTTGGGCATTAGAAAAAACATGGAGTTTTATCGTCCAACTTGCAATGAAACTTAAAGACTTAGAAATCTTTCAAAAAATGTTTCAATAATTGAAAAAGGTGATAAATTATTAAGTTTATCACCTTTTTTAGGCTCAAAAGTGGAATAATATAACTATAAAACAATTTAATAAAAACTGTTTTAAAATGATATGAAAATAAATATTCAATAAAGGAGTTAGAAATGGCTTTAGAATTAAAAGATGGTTGGATTGGAACAATAGTTGATACAGGTAGAGATACTTCTAAAGGTCAAGCTGGTGAGGTTGCAGTAAACCTTGCAGTTGGTGAAACTACAATTGAAGAATCGCCAAATGGTAAAGCTATCAATGTTAAAGTAAAACCAGAAAATGCAAAATATGGATTGAGTGGTTATGTTGGTAAATCTTATGATTTAGCAAAAGTTGCTACTGAAGCTGTAGAAAAAGGTGTTAAATTACTTTATCGTTTTGAACAAAGAAGAAAACCACATCTTGATGTCAATATTCCAATGGCAGAATTAAAACCAGATTTACAAAGTGGTAAAGAAAATACTCTTAAAGTGTTGGCGGGTATTTACAATTTCAACACTGGAGAATGGTTGTTATCTAACGACATTACTGCACACCCAGATAATGACCCACAACAATTAAAAGCTTTCATTGAATCTTGTGTAGCAAAAGATACAGCCTCATTCTTTGAAGCACCAAAAGAAATCGTTACTGACGATAACTACAAAGCAAAACAACACTTGCTAGAAATCTTCTCATTCTTACAAGGAAAAGAAAATGAATTAGGATTTGAACTTTCTATGAAAGAACGTTTAATCGCTTCTACTCAATTGCTTAAATTGGTTGCGAAAGTTCAACTAATCAACACTCAACAAAATGAAGTATCTTATGGTGATAAAACATTTGAAGATGCTAAGAAAATTATCTTTAACTCATTAACTTCTTCAAATGCACTTTCAAAAGACAGTTTAACAACTGACATTAAAGATACTATGACAAAACAACTTACTATTATTTCTGAATTGATGAAACAATTTGGAAAAGTACTAGGTAATAAATGATTAAAGAATACCTATTAGCACTTGATGCTTCCACTACTTCAACAGGTTGGGCAATTTATGATTTACAAAATTATGAATTGCTCGAAAGTGGAAGTATCACCCCTAAAGGGGGAGAATACAGAAAAAATTTCTTAGCAAGAGCTATTTGCATGAAAGATGAAATTGCAAAGCTAAAAGAAACATATAATATTACTATTGTTGCAATAGAAGATATTAACGTTGTGGTAAGTCAAAAAGGTGCTAAGAATTTAGCAATGGCTGACGGAATTATGTTAAGTAATTTTACTCATGATATGATAAACTTTGTCAATGTTTCTACTTGGAGAAAATTTTACAAATTTGGCAAAATGACAAGTAAAGAATACAAAGAATTTTCAATGCGTTTAGTATTAGAAAAATTTGGCAAAGATGTTGACGATAACGAATCAGACGCTATACTTCTTGGGAATTACTTTGTTAATACTTTTTGCAAAAAGAATAATGAAGAAGAATAGCTTATTTATTCTTCTTTTTTGTTTGTTAGTCGCAGTCTAAGCTGTTTTAAGTAATTCATGATAATTTATATTAACAACACCCAAAACTGCACTACACAGCAAGCTAGACACAAATAAAACGAAAATAAAAGGAATGACTGCATGAAATATTATACTTCTTTGGATTTGAATGAGCACCTTGATAAATCTGAATTGAAATCAGATACATATTATTACGAGCTCATTCTAAATAAAAAACATGAATTAAAAACTTTAAATAAAATCTTTAATGATAAGATTGAAAAAACTTCTGAATCAGAGTTTGAAACTGTTTCAAATTATGTTAAAACATTATCACAAGCTGATTGGACTTATTTAGAACAATTAGAAACTATTATAAAAAAAGGTGTGAAAACTGAAAATAGAACAGATACAGATACCATCTCTATCTTTGGAACACAAAATAGATATGATTTAAGCAATTCATTTCCACTATTAACTACTAAAAAGACTGTTTTAAGAAATATTATCACTGAACTTATTTGGTTCATTCAAGGCGATACTAACTTAAAATACTTGAAAGATGTCAATAATCCTATTTGGAATCAATGGCGCAGACCATACAATACTAATAGAGGTTTGACAAAAGTAAAAACTAGAAAAGAAAATGAATATGTTGAATGTATCTATGAAAAAGGCGAATTGATAGAAGTAATCAATAAAAATGCTGAAAGATTATTTGAAGATGAACTAGATGTAAAATTATATAAGATTTGGGCTAATTTAATGACAAAAGCTTATCTCGGTTCTGCTGATTTTTCAATCTCAAAAGAATGGCAAGATTATAATACTTTTATTAAAGAAGTTAAAACTTTACCTCATTGGTATTACAAAACAGAAGATTGGAATAACTTTGTATTATCTAATTCTTACTACGCAAGTTCTGTATTCTCTAAAGATACAAGTGTTTGGTTAAGCAAAGATGAAGAAGAACTTTACATTGAAAATAACATGATTATTAAAGTAAGTCATTATAACGGTGAAGTGGAATTATACTTTAATAGAGAAGAACTTAACAAACGATTAGGATTAGATTTAAATGAATTACTTCTAAAAGAATATGAAGATTTAACTCCTAGAGAAAGAAATATTTATGAAAAATTTGAACTAAGTAAAATTAAAGATTATGAAGCAACAGATGGTTTTGTGTATCGTTATAATCTAATCAAAGATGATGATATGGGGCCAATCTATGGTTACAACTGGCGACAATTTGACTATGTAGACCAATTATCTAACATTATTGAAGAAATCAAAGTAAATCCAAACTCAAGACGATTGATTATTTCTGCATGGAATCCAAAAGAAATTGATAATATGGCATTACCACCTTGCCACACTATGTTCCAATTCAAAGTTACAAATGGAAAATTAGATTGTCAATTGTATCAACGCTCAGCTGACTACCCTATTGGTGTTCCATTTAATATTGCAAGTTACGCTTTATTAGTTTATATTATAGCTAAAGAATGTAATTTAACACCAGGCGAGTTCATTCATACAACTGGAGATACTCATATTTATGTAAATCAATTGGATGCTGTAAAGGAACAATTAACAAGATTACCTTATCCAGCTCCAACAGTTGAAATTAAAGATTGGAATGGCGTGTTTAATTTCACTTCTGACCAAGTTATTTTAAATAACTATAAATCACACAAATTCCTTAGAATGCCTGTTGCTAAATGATATTTTGATTGATATTCAAAAATAAAAAGGAGTCGAATATGGCTGAAAAAAACAACTATCCAATAAGAGTTTTGGATATGACCAATCTATTCTCAAAAGAACTCCTTATTTATTCATTATTTGACATTAAATTTAAAAAACCAGTAAGACTGATTTTTTGGGTTTATTTATTTATCACATTTGCTATTTGGGGAATACCAGTTGGATACCTATTCATTGTTAAATTACATACTTTGAATATATGGACGGCATTCTTAATATTTGGCCCTCCAGTTGGTCTAGCTGCGATTATGAGTAAACCTATTTGGGGTGGTAAATCATTCTATGATTGGACTAAGACTCAAATACTTTATTTAAGCTCTCCAAAATATTATTGTGACCACAAACCAGCAAAGAAAGAACATACTTATAAAATTGAAAACTCTATTGTTGTTTCTCGCAGGTCAGATATTGAATATTTAAGAAATTTAAAATAAGGACAATAAAAAATGGTAAGTAAGAGTAAATATTCAACAAGTACTATGATTGGAGTTTCTATTGTAGGAACTCCAACACCTGTATTTTGGGATTCTCATTATGCTATTTCACAAAACTATGCACCAGTATCATTTATTTCGGGTTCACCAGGGTCTGGCAAAACTTTCCTAGGATTACTTTTGGCTTGTCATGGTAATCTCATGAACAAAGCTCAAGTTATTCTTGACCCCAAAGGTGACTTTATTGCATTACGCAAACTTTATGAGTTAGGGTATATTAACAAAGTAGACATTTGGAATGTAGCTGAAGCTAATGGAAAAATTAGTGATGAAAATATTGGTATGCTAGACCCAACATCATTTACAAATAATATAGCTGAAAACACAGCTTTGACTATGGATATTCTTGTTGCTTTAGTTGGTCGAATTGATGATGAACTACAAAGTACAATTATTCCAATTATCAAAGATGTGGTTGAAGATGATAGACCTTCATTCATGTCAGTTGCCACTGCTATGAACCGTTACAGAGGCGATGAAAGAGTAAGAAGTATTGGTATGACATTACAAACCTATCTACAAGTTGGATTAGGGAAACTTCTAAGTAGAGATATGCGTTCAGCAAAGAAAACGCAATTAGATGTTTCTAATGGTACAATCGTTGCTAACTTAATGGGATTGACATTGCCAACTTCAGAAAAATCATTTAATGATTATAGTAATAGTGAGCGTATTTCTGTTGCTATTATGAGTTTATTAACTCAGAAAGTTATTAACGCTATGCGTTCTGACAAAAAAATTAGAAAAACTCTTGTAATTGACGAAGCTTGGTCTGTTGCAAGTACTCCGAAAGGAAAAGCTATGATGAGTGAAGTTGCTCTATTAGGACGTTCACTTAACATGAGTGTATTATTGATTTCACAATCACCTAAACACTTGAACTTTGGAGATAACGCTTCATTAGATAACACTATTACAACTCGTTTTGCTTTCCGTAATAATGATGAAAGAGATAATGAAATGACTGTAACTGCTATGCGTTTGGAAGACCCAGGTTGGGCTTCTATATTACCAGAATTACAACCTGGTACTTGTCTAATGAAAGACTGTCAAGGAAATGCTGGCATTGTACAGATTATGGCGCCTGATGGTTGGGCTGAAATATTTGATACTAACCCAAATGCAGTATTAGAAACACAAAAATAGAAAAGCTCGATAGCTTTTCTTTTTTGTTCTAAATAGTGGAATAATATATATAAATACGATATTTCAATTGAAAAATAAAAGATTTTTAAAGGAGAAAATTATGCAACATAAAATAGCTTTTGTAGGACCAGAAGTCGTTTATAGAGCTTTTGTGGATATGGAACCAAATTGGGACTTTCAAATTCCACTTGAAAATGTTGGGGCTTTAGAAAGAGAATTAGATAACGATAATGGAGCTATTTCAAAAGACACTTCTGTTGTTATTCTTTTTTCTCGTCTATTCAATAATGACCCAGATTTATTTGCAGAACTTGCAGCTTTCTTAGCTCCATACTCTGTAATTAACATCTTAATTCCACCACAAGATAGAGCTACTGAAGAAAATAAAATCAGAACAGCAATTAAAAACAAACAATTTGAATTGGCTAAAGATGATGATTCATATAATGCTAATACTCCATTCTACTTTGTAAACTATGGAGATACGATACTTGATGAATTATATGAGTCAATTGAAAAATATGTAGATTCACCACTTGTTCCAAAAGATACACAAGAAGTTGTTAGTAAACTTCTTGATACAGACAATGGTATGGGCGAGATTGAGGGATTTGAAGAAGATACTGATGAAGAAATTCTAAACTATGAATCAACTGGAAAAGGTAAAGTTATTACTGTAACTTCATCTAAAGGTGGTTCTGGCAAATCAACAGATAGTACAGGTATTGGTGCTTTCCTAAGTGAAGCTGGACAAAAAGCCTTTGAACAAGGATTGGTTGACCATGCTCCAAAAATCATTACTGTTGACCTAGATGTTAAAGACGGACAATTAGGTTATCTTAACAATGCAACAAGCCCTAACATTGTTAATGTATATATTGCAAGAAAAGATAACTCAGAAAAATTAACAGAAGAACACATTAAAGAGGGTATTTATCACAACCCTAAATCAAATACTGACTTTTTATTTGCTCCTAAAACGCCAAAAAATGCTGAAGCAATTAGTCCAGCATTCTACTTAGAAGTAATAAAAGTTCTTAAAACTATGTATGATTATGTTATCTTAGATACATCTGTTAACTATTTAGACCCACTATTTTCAGAAGTGGCTTATCCAATGTCAGACAAGATTGTTCTTGTAAGTGATATGGGTATTTCATCACTTCAAGGTATGGGCCGTTGGATTAAAGAATTTGTTTACTCTCCATTAAGAGAGAATACAATTGATGAAAATAAAGTCGGTATTATCATAAACAAATTTATTCCAGATACTGGTATTGAACTTAAAGAAATTGAAAGAGCTTCTCACGGTATTAAAATCTTAGGCTTCATTCCTAATATGCCTAAATTTATTACTACAAAAGCAAATCATCATTCATTGAATGAAATTATCTACAATGAGGGTATTAAAAACTCATTTAAGATGATTGTTTCTCAATTATTACCAGAACAACCGTTAGGTGACTTCTAAATAACACTACACGCTGAAACTAACAGCTCACTACAGTTTTATTTGGATTTGGATATATTTATCATGAATTAACTTACTGCTGAAAAACTGCAGTTTATAAAGAAAAATAACCATGAGAAATTCATGGTTATTTTTTATTTATTTTATTCTTTTTTAGCAGCTCCAACAAGTCTTTGTTGATTGTACTTGTTATAGTTTACAGTGTGATGAATACGATTATATTTGTAAGAAATCTTAGAGCAATCAGGCATAGCATTTACTAATACTTTACCCTTATCTAATGTTCCAAACTTCTTATATGTTTCTGTCAATCCGCCCCCTGCTTGAGTTGGGCCTGAATTGTAATAAATACCTTCAAACAACATATTCACATAACCCGCTTTGCTCATTCCTAAACTTGTGATAACATCATTATTATGTTGCCCGTAATGATTGATTTGATTTTTATTGTTTGTTAAATAAAATGAATACAAACGAGTTCCCATACGCCATGAAACAGGTAGATTGAATACTAAACCAAATTTTTCTAATCCGAGGAAACCAGGGTTACGAGCTTTTAACATTAAATCTTCTAAACATTTCATAAATTTTGTGAATGAGAAACCATATCTTTCAAGAATGTGGCTACAACGGTAGAAATCATCTTTGTTATATGCCATACCATCTTTAAATTCTGAATTTCCCTTGTAAGCTTTCATTGCTAAACCAATCATATCATCATCAATAGTCCAGTAATGTGTTTCACCCAAACTTCTACTGAAATATAATAATGAATTATACAATCCAGCTGTTCCATGATAAGTATTAGGTGATTTTTTAGAAGTCAACATATCTAATTTATCTACACCCCTAAATGAAGTATCTCTAATGATAATATGTTTCATGTCATAATGTTGAGTATATGTTTCAAATTGTGTAGCATCAATTGCTAAATAATAATTTTCAACATTAAAATCTTCAAGCATTTTTGCAGTATAAGCTGTTCCAGCTCTACCATATGATGGTATATAAATATTAAAATTCATTTTATGCTTATCCACAAAGCCTTCTTTACATGACGGCTCAAAAGTTGGTGGTAAATAATAAGCAGATTCAACTAAGTTATCAAAAGCATCCCTAAAAAATACGGGGAATTTAACATAACCTGCTTTTAACACTTTTTCTAAAGCTTTATTGTTATCATCAATTTCTTTCTGATTTAATTCATTGATTTGCTCTTCAGTAAATTCTTCAATGCCATCATTGTATAGGATTTTATTTTGTGGAGTTAAAATCAAATCATCTGAAATCTTTTTATAGCCTTTTTCCATTTATTCACCCCTTTTTAAATCTTTGTAAATATTTTTTATATTATGTTTTAATTTGAAGTTTGGAATTGCTTTAGTTTGATTTGGTAATTCAGCAATTTCTTTGTCACCAAACGTTACGTTTTCTAATTTTAGCAATTTAACTAACTTTTCTAAAGTAACTTCATTTTTTTTGTAATATAAATCTGCTACATCAAAGTATTCATTCTCAATACAATGTAAGAAAGCTCTTGTAACATCTTCAATATGTGTCATATTGATTTTTTGTTCTGCTGGAGAATTAAGAGCTTTAATTGGATTTTCTTTCCTTGTGAGTAAATTATGGATTTTTGGTCTAGTATCATTCAATCCATAAGTATCTGAAATTCTTAAAAATGTTAGCTTTTCTAAATTAAACATTTTAGAACTATCTTCAGCAAAATATTTTGTTGCTGAATATGGATTTGCTGGAGCAAATTCCCCATAATTCTTATATGCAGACCAACTTGATGCAACTAAAAGATGTGGTTGTTTGTCTGATTTTTCAATTTGTTTATACAAAGCAATCGTAGAAAGTAAATTATCTTCTAATAATTGTACAATTGATTCGGTTGAATTATCACCTTTGAAATTAGTTGCTAAATGAATTACATAATCAAATTTTGAAAAATCTAGCTCATTATTATTTCTATCTAAATATAAGTATTTTTTCTTATCATAACATGCTAAATCTGTTACAAAGTCTGTTAATTCTTCTTTTAGTAAACTACCCTTACGAAGTACTCCATAAATCTCTGATTTTGGGTTTACAGACTTAATGTATTGTGCCATAAATGTAGCTATATAACCGTTAATACCGGTAATTAAATACTTTTTACTCATCACTTTCTAATAATCCTTTCACATAAGCTTTTAATTCTTTTTCAGTTTCAAACGTATCCATATTATTAAAGATTTCGTCTTTTAATTCTTGTTCAATATTTAATGAATTTACATAGTTAATAAATTCTTCACGTTTATTAGCAGCTTTAGTTTTTGATTGCGTAGTTTTATTTTGCCATTTCAGCCCTTTTTCTTCAATGATTGCTTTTCTTTCTTTATCATATGATTCAGTGACTTTACTTGCAACTTCTCTAACTTCGTCTACTTGTTTTTGGACTTCTTCGTCCATATTATAAGTTTCTACAAAATCATCTTCAGTAGGTTCAAACAAATCAAACAATGATTTTGCTCCACGTGTTTTCATTTTTTGTTTCTTTTTCTTTTCTCTTTGTTTTTTAATTGCTTCTTGATTAGCTAGAATTTCTGCTCTTCTAAATTCTGCCCAATCTGCAATTGTTGTATCTTGAGTGTATTTACCTTGTTGATTATTGAATACATCAATCTTGTACTCAAACATAGTATTAGAGAAATAACTTTCTGGTAATAATTTTTCTCCAAAGAAACCTAATGGTTCTAAAATTGGTTGAGCAACTGGAATTGAATCAACAAATGGTGAAATAGCATCATAATTCCAACGTTGAAATTCTGATGAACGATTTAAGATAAGTCTTAGCATATCTGCTTTAATACCGTTATCATCAATAATAATTACTGGAACTTCTTGAATGTTGTTATTAACAGCTAAATCATAACGCATATTACCATCAATAATATTTAAATTTGAATCTAAAATGATAGGAGCAATAAATTTCAATTCAATTACTGCATTATCCATTTTGTCAAAGTTGATTTGTGTAAATAACTTAAATTTTTCATCTTTTTTAATTGCTGATACAGGTAACATTCCATTATATAGAATTTTTACTGCTCCAGCTTTGTTTTTATCTTTATGATTTGTTGTTACTACTTCATCTTCAATAACTGTAAAACCTTCGTTGAATTTGACCCCAGCAATTGATACAATTTGTTTATATTGTTTCAATAGAATACTGATTAAATCATTCTTTAACTCTTCTACATTATTTGCATTAAGATGACCTGACACGATAACTTTATTATCTTTGTTCTTTGTAACAATCAACTTACCTGTTACTTCTGGGTGTTTCTTTTGTAATTCTTTATAAATAGACATATTAAATCCTTTCCTTTTTTCGGTGTATTCTTTTATATTATTCTACTTTTTACTTGATATTTAAAAAATATTTTAGAATAATATAAATATCCGAATTAAATGAAAACTAAAGAAAAGGAGTAAGATTTTGAACAGATTTACTAAATGGATTAACCATAAAGAAACAGAACATTATACTAAAAAATTAAATAAAATTACTGATGAAATTAAATCTATCTCTAAAGATTTGGAAAATTTGTCTACTGAAGAGTTATCAAAAGAATTTCAAAAATATAAAAATCAATCAATAGAGCAAGCAAATAAAAACTTAAAGAATGTATATGCTATTGTATATGTGCTTTTCAAAAAACTTTACAATATTACTCTGCATGATGTCCAGTTACACGGTGCAATCGCTCTATACGATGGCAATATTGCTGAAATGAGAACTGGTGAGGGTAAAACATACACAAGTGCTCTTCCTACAATATTAAATGCAACAATAGCGCCTACTCATGTTGTTACAGTTAATGAATATTTAGCTAAACGTGATAAGGAAGAATTGGAGCCCTTATATAAAAGTTTAGGATTTACAGTTGGTCTCAATCTGAATGAAATGAATATTACACAAAAGAGAGCAGCTTATGATTGCGACATTATGTACTCAACTGCTAATGAACTTGGATTTGATTATCTTAAAGATAATATGGTACCAAATCTTTCTTATAGAGTAAATCAACATGGCTACAATTCTACTTTGATTGACGAAGTAGACCTTGTTCTTATTGATGAAGCACGAACTCCTCTAATTATTGGACAAGATTCAAAAAGTCCTGCTGGGCCTATTATGGAAGCTCAGAATATTGTATCTACGCTTTCACCTGAAACTGATTTGAAAATTGATTACAAAAGCCGTTCAGTCAGTTTGACTAATGCTGGAGCTGAAAAAGTTGCAAATGCTTATAATCTTGTTAATATTTATGATGAAGATAATATAGGATATATGCACTTGATTAACGAAGCTTTGCTCGCTAATTTCATCTATAAAGAAAATGTTGATTATGCCATCACAAAAGGTAAAAACAAAGAAGTATGTATCATTGATTCATTTACAGGTCGTATGCAACCTGGTAGAAGATTCTCAAATGGATTACACCAAGCATTAGAAGCTAAACACTTGAGAAATGGCGTAGAGATTAAAGAAGAAAATAAAACTATTGCTACAATAACATTACAAAATTACTTTAGATTATATAATAAAATTTCTGGTATGTCTGGTACTGCTATTGAGGAACAAAACGAATTTCAAGAAGTTTACGGCTTGAAAGTAATTCCTATTCAACCAAATAAACCTTTAATTAGAAAAGATGAAGAAATCATTGCTTTTACTACTGCAAAAATGAAATGGGATTATGTTGTAGAAAGAATTATCTATCATAACAAAGAACATAGGCCTGTCCTTGTTGGTACAGTATCTGTTGAAGATAGTGAATTATTATCTAAGAGATTAAGTAAAGCAAGATTGAAACACAAAGTACTAAATGCTAAACAAAATGAGGAAGAAGCAAAAATTATTGCTCAAGCTGGAGCAAAAAATGCTATCACAATTGCTACAAATATGGCAGGTAGAGGTACTGACATTAAAGTAGATGATGATACTGAATTAGTTGTTATCCTTACAGAATTAAACGAAAGCAGTAGAATAGACAATCAATTAAAAGGAAGAACTTCAAGACAAGGTGCACCAGGTCGTACTGAAACAATTATATCCCTTGAAGATTCAATTTTCAAACGTGTTAATGTTGATTTTATGAAACGCTTCAATCTAACAAATCCTTTGCCTAAGCAATTCATCAAAGCTTTTAAATCTATTCAAGAAGAATTAGAAAGTAATAGCTATTCTGCTCGTAGAAGTGCTTTGAAATTTGATGATGTTATAAGAGAACAAAGAAATATATTTTATAACACTAGAAATAAAATACTTCAATCATTCCATAATGAAAATAACTTTGTTGTAGAACTAATGTATGAAGCATTGAGTGGAAATGAAGAAGCTTTAAACAATTTTAATTTCTTAACTGTTGATGATAAAGCAAAGAGAGCCCTTGCTAAGGAAGTATTATTATATTCTTTAGATAAAGCATGGGTAGACCATATTGATAAATTAGAAGCACTTAAATCAGGCATTGGTTGGCGTGGTCAGAATGGTAAAAATCCTATCATTACTTATCAAAATGAAGCTAATGAATTGTATGAGAAATTCAAACAACAAGTTTACGACCTTGCTATTGAAGCAATTCTTGATTTAAAAGATTATACAGCATTAAAAACTAGAAATGTATATGCAAACAAAACTGAATCAAACTTTCAAAAAAGGGGGAAAATTAAGTGAAATGGATAAAAACTAAACAAGTAAGAGATAGAGTATTATTTACTCTCTTAATGCTTGCAATATTTGAGTTCGGTACTTTTGTTACTCTACCGGGAATTAAGATAGATTACTTAAATAATCAATCAGCAATCGCTAACTTGATGAATTTATCATCTGGTGGGTCTTTAAGTAGATTAGGATTGTTAGCACTTGGTGCTTCTCCATATGTAACTGCATCTATACTTATTCAATTATTCTCAAAAGGATTAGTTCCTTATTATAAGAAGCTATCTTTACAAGGTGTTGCTGGACAAATGAAACTAGCACAACACACTAGATTATTTACTTTTATCTTTGGTATCTTAACTGCTTGTGGAATCCTTTTCTCCCCAACAATTAGTCATACATTAGGTGTTTCTATAACAGCAGACAATAATACCAAAATATTACTTACAATTATACTTGCAAGCGGTGGATTATTCGTTTCTTATCTAGGAAGTTTAATTGATGAAATGGGTATTGGAAACGGTCAATCTAATATTATTGCATTTGGTATATTAACTGCATTACCGGGACAATTTTATAATATATATGAAATGAAAAAATATTATATTAACAATTTTAATCCATATATTCAATCTGTTGCTCTAGCAATTATTGGATATTTAATTATTATTGTAATTTCATATTTCGCCAACAAGAAAGAATATACATTCCCATTACAATCTAAAAATTACAGTGTGAATATAAAAGCACATTATCTACCAGTAAAATTGCTTGCAAGTTCTGTTATGCCAATCATCTTTGCTTCAAGTTTATTAGCAATAATTGGTTCTATCGGACAATTAACTGGTAATGTTTGGACTTTTACTGATTATTCAACTTGGACTGGAATACTATTCTATTCTATCCTCATCTTTGTATTTTCTTATCTTTATAATCTCGTTCAGATTGACGGGGAAGAACTTACTAAGAATTTGAGAGAAAGCTCTATGTATATAAAAGGTGTTACTAATGATAATGTTGAACAATACATCAATAACAAAGTTATCGGTATCACAAACATCGGTGCTCCCGTTCTAACAATTATTGCTATTACTTCTTTAATTTTAGAAATTGTTTCACCTATAAAATTAGGATTGTCTTTAACAGGTATTAACATTCTTATTTTGGTTGGAGTTATCCAAGATATTTGCCATCAAATTGCTGGATTAACTGCAAAAAATAATTATCAACCTATATTTAAAGGAGTAAGATAATATGACTATATTAACTTTAATTATTATGTTGCTAATTTCCTTACTAATCTTCTTGCAAGCACCAAAACAAGAAACTTTAGGAAATGCTTTTAATGGAGAAACTCACACTCCTAAAATAACTATTAAACTTAGAATTATTACTTTTTCATTATTCTTTATTGTGTCTATTTTGCTATTGATTTCACACTTCTATAACTGATTTTGATATGCGTTATATCGTCATATAAGAATAGAAAATAACATAAAAAACAGTTCTTGATAAATTGTACAAGAGCTGTTTTTTGTTGCTCTCAGAGCGATTTGAGCAATTATAAAAAAGAAAAAGGCACAGTAAAATTGTGCCTTTTATTAGTTAATTTTTATTACGTTTTAATTTGATTCCAAACATGAAGAAAATAATTCCTAAAATGGTAAGGATTGAATTAGATTGAGTACCAGTATTTGGTAATGTATTTTTACTTGCTTGTTTTTTGTTTTCTTCAGTTACAACCTTAGGAGTTTCTTTTGATTTTTCTTCTTCCTTAGGCTTGTCATTTGATTTAGGATTTTCTTTCGGTTTATCTACTTCTTTTGGAGTTTCCTTAGGTTTGTTATCTGGTTTAGGAGTTTCTTTTGGAATCTCATTCTTAGGTTTTTCTTCTTTAGGTGTTTCCTTTGGAATTTCGTTTTTTGGCTTTTCTTCTTCCTTAGGAGTTTCTTTTGGCTTTTCACCATCTATTTCTGGTGTTGGGGTAGGTTTTAATGGCTCTGGCGTAGGTGTTGGAATATCTTCAGCTTCGCCAATTGCTTTTCCTTTACCTCCAACTAGAGAAATAGTTGCACGGTAATTATCTGCTAATTTATTATCATTATTAGCTGTCAACCAAACTGCATTGATTGGGTCAGTAGATTCTTTAACACTTGATTTTAAACGAGTTTTATAGTTAATATACATCAACTTTTGAAGTGTTTTAATCTTTAAATCAAAACCATTATTTAATACATGGAAACTATCTAAATATTCTTGAGCAGATACATCCCCTGTCCAAGTTTTTACATCTTCAACTGTTCTAAGTTCTAAACTGTTTGGTACATATTCTTGATTAGCTGACCAACGGTCTTGTAAGATAATGTTTTCTAACTTGTCTTTTGCAAGATTAAAACGTAACGTCCAATTTAAAACTTGAGCATCAGAAGAGTCTTGTGAACCCCATTTTGAGAATTTCTCTTTACCAGGGTCGAGCTCTGGTTCTGGGTCAACATGAACTTCTTTTACTGTACCATCAAAATTCGGATGTGTGATTTCACCTGATGTAACTGCTTCAGTCCATTTAGCGTCAAAAATCATAGCAATTTCTTTATTTAGAGGATGCTTTGAAAAATAATCATTAAATGTTGTTGTTACCGTTCCTTTTTCAACACTTGCTTGAGCGTGCCCCACCGTTTCATTCAGATTATTCTTTACATCAAAATCAAAATCTGTTCGGAATGATACTTCCTTAGGCATATTAAAGACAATTTCATCGCCATCATTTACAGCAACGTTATCGGGAATTTTAACATTTTTATATTCAACCTTAAAATTCACATATTTTCCAGTACCGTTTCCAGTTTCACCTTTTGTGAAATGTAAATCAACATCAGGATTCTTAACTGTAATAACTTTACCCTCTTTGGAAACTTCAGTAGCTGACTTCTCTGCTGGTGTTGTTTCTGTCGTAGGATTTGTAACAACAGCTTCTGTTGTATTTGCTTCTGTAACACTAGGTTGCACTTGTTCAGTAACAGGTTGTGATACAGTTGTTGTTTCTTCTGCATATGCTGGTGTTGCGAACATAGTGAACATAGCTGCGGAAAGAATGAATCCACATAGTCCGTATGCTTTAGATTTCTTTAAACCAAGTTTAATATTCTTAGTCATGAAATACCCTCTTTCTTTTATTTGATTTTTATTATTTTCTTTATTGTATCAAAATTCAAGGATAATGTAAAGAAAAATATTTTAAAAATATAAATATTTTTAACCTTTGGTTCATAAAAAATAAAAAAATTAAATTTTTACTAAAAAAGATGAGCAAATCAATGCTCATCTTTTACTGTTAAATGTCATAATCGCTATCTTTCATAGCTTCAGCTTGACCTAATAAATATCCATTTCCAACTTGAGAGAAGAAATCATGATTTGAAGTACCTGTTGAAATTCCATTCATAACAATTGGATTTACATCTTCTGAACTATCGGGGAATAATGGGTCTTGACCTAAATTCATCAATGCTTTATTTGCATTATAACGTAAGAAAGTTTTTACTTCATCAGTCCACCCAAGTTCGTCATATAAGAGTTCTGTATATTGTTCTTCATTCTCATATAACTCAAATAATAATTCATATAACCAATCTCTAAGTTTTTCTTGTTCTTCTTCTGGCAATTCATTAAATCCTAATTGGAATTTATATCCAATATAAGTTCCGTGAACTGACTCATCACGAATGATTAACTTGATAATTTCAGCAACGTTCGCCATTTTATTATTTCCTAAATAATATAACGGTGTAAAGAAACCTGAATAGAATAAGAATGATTCTAAGAATACACTAGCAACTTTCTTTTCTAATGCTGAACCACGTTCATAAATTTCATTGATAATCTTTGCTTTCTTTTGTAGATACTCATTATTATTAGTCCATTCAAAAATATCTTCAATTTCTTTTTTAGTATTTAATGTTGAGAAAATAGATGAATATGACTTAGCATGAACACAATTACCAGATATAACTAATCCATCTTTTGTTTTTACAACCAAATAAGAACTTGGAACTTCTACTCCATAAACAACTTCAGAATCTAATACTTCTTTCTCAACGGTTGTGAATTTTAGATTATTTTGATTTCTTCTAATTCTAACCGAGAACCATTCAAAGTCTGCATTTTTCTTTTTATCTTTTGTTGTTGTAAAAATATAACCTGCTAATGTAGCAACTTGCTCTACAAAATCTTTATTATTTTTATTTTTGGTGTAATAAGAAATGTAGCCATTATCATTTTCAGCTTGGTATTCAAATGAATCCCATTTTGCTAATTCAGAAATGAAATCTTTAGCTTTATCTGAATCAAAAGACTCTAAATTGAACCAATCCTTAAATTCTTTATTTTTTGAAAAATATTCATAAGGAATTTTTACTGCCCAATTTTTTCCACCTTTCTTATCTGAGCTAGATAACAAATTGTAATCTATTTCTTTCAAATCTTTCAATATAGATTCAAAACGTTTGATTTTTCTTTCTTTAACAAAACCAATTGTTCCATACAGGTCTGTACTCTTGCATTTGTCTGCATAATCTTCTTCGTTATTCAATCGTTCAAACTTAATTTTTTCTCTTTCCCTATGAGAGCCATCTGCTTGATAAGCAATGAAGAATCTTTCTAGTGGTGTCAATTTATTACCTTTTACTTCAAATTCTCTATTTAATAAGAATTGATAGTTACTAGTAAATTTCTTTTTATATAATTCTTCAGCTGTGTACACAGAACTATACCAATCGTTACATTTACTTTCTTTTACTGTTTTTTCTTCAATCAACATTCTATGACCCGGTGAAACCTTCAAATCAAAGAAATGTTTATTGTGGAAATGATAGATTTTATCTGCTTTGTGATTAGATGTCTTTACAACTTTTTCAAATCTTGTTGTATTTGTATCTTTATTGTAAGCTAGTACAAAATCATCTTCTGTAATTTCAGAAATGTCTTTGAAACCATCATAAGTCAATAATTGATGGCCTTTTGTATAGCATTCCATAAATTGAATATTTCCTAATACTGCTTCTTCATGTTGGGTGCGAACATCTTTTCTTAACACCTCTACCCCATTTTCTGATTGCATAGTATCAAGAAGTGTTAATCCACCGAAGACTTTGCCAATCAAATCTTTTTCTGCATTGCTTAATTTTCTCCAATCGTCTAAATCATTTGATAATGGAACACGAGTATCTAACCAGAATTGTTCCGTTAGTTTTTCCCATGTAGATTTGTCAATTTCATCTTCAATAGCGTTCCAATCAATAGCTTTATAATATTTATAATTTTTATCCATTACTTTAACTCCTTAAATAACACAAGATTCACATTCATTGGCCCCAACTTCTGAATTGTCAGAAGTGTAAGTTCTTACATAATAAATTGATTTAATACCTTTTTTGAAAGCGTAGTTACGCAAAATACTTAAATCTCTTGTAGTCATTTTGTTAGTTTCAGTTTTCCATTCATACATTCCCTCTGGCAATTCACTTCTCATGAACAATGTTAATGACAAACCTTGGTCAACGTGCTCTGTTGAAGCTGCATAAACATCAATAACTTTTCTCATGTCAATGTCATACGCTGAGTCATAATATGGAATTGTATCGCTACTTAATTCTCTAGCTGGATAATAAATTTTTCCAGTCTTTTTCTCTTGTCGTTCTTCAATTCTTTGAATAATTGGGTGGATTGAAGCTGAAACATCATTTATATAACTAATACTTCCATTTGGAGCAACTGCTAAACGTGTTTCATTATATAAACCGTATTTCATAACTGACTCTTTCAAATATTCCCAATCTTCAATGCTCGGAATGTAAATTCCATCAAACATATCTTTCATTTTTTCAGATTGTGGAACATATTTTCCAGTAATGTATTTATCAAAGTATGAACCATCTGCATATTTAGATTTTTCAAAGCCATAAAATGTTTCATTACGTTCAATAGCAATATTATTAGATTCTACTAATGTCCAGTAATTTAATAACATGAAATATAGATTAGTAAATTCTACTGACTCAGGTGAACCATATTTCATATGATGAGTTGCAAAGAATGTATGCAATCCCATAGCTCCTAATCCGATAGAATGTTTTTCTCTATTTCCTTTTGCTACAGTTGGTACTACATCAATGTCTGAAGTATCTGTAATAAATGTTAATGCTCTTGTCATTGTTCTTACAGATTTACCAAAATCTGGCGATACCATTAGATTTAATACGTTAGTTGAACCTAAATTACAACTAATGTCAGAACCCATTACTTCATACTCTTGATTATTTAAAATTTTACTTGGTTTATGAACTTGTAAAATCTCTGAACATAAATTACTCATAATGATTTTACCATCAATGGCATTTGCTCTATTAGCTGTATCAATATTTACTACATATGGATAACCAGACTCTTGTTGTAATTTAGAGATTTCCATTTCTAAATCTCTAGCTTTAATTTTGTATTTCTTAATGCTATCATTATTGATTAAATTATCATATTCTTTAGTAATGTCAATGTACCCAAATGGAACTCCATATACTCGCTCTACATCAAATGGACTAAATAAGTACATATCTTCATCATTTCTTGCTAATTCATAAAACTTGTCTGGTACTGTTAATCCTAATGATAATGTTTTTACTCTAATCTTTTCATCAGCATTTTCTTTCTTTGTTGATAAGAAAGCAATAATATCTGGGTGGAATACATTTAAATAAACAGCACCTGCACCTTGACGTTGCCCAAGTTGATTTGCATAAGAAAAACTATCTTCTAACATCTTCATAATAGGAACAACACCTGAGGCTGCACCTTCATATCCTTTAATACTTGCACCGGCTTCACGAATATTTGATAAGTTAATTCCTACTCCACCACCCAACTTACTTAATTGTAATGCAGAGTTAATACTTCTACCAATACTGTTCATGTCGTCAGTTACATCTAATAAGAAACATGAAATAAATTCGCCTCGTCTTGCTCTTCCAGCATTTAAAAATGATGGTGTTGCTGGTTGATAACGTTGGTTAATCAATTCATCTGCTAAATTCCATGCTAACTCTTCGTCTCCATTAGCAAAATATAAAGCATTAAACGCAACTCTATCTTCAAAACTTTCTAAATACTTTGTATTATCATTTGTTTTCATTGCATATTGACTGTAAAATTTATATGCAGCCATGAATGACTTGAATCTAAAATCTTTACTATACACAAATTTAAAAAGCTTTATTACAAATTCAAAAGAATATTTATTTAAAAATCCTTTTTCAATGTAGTTATTCTCTAATAAATAATCTAATTTATCTTTTAAACTTTCAAATCGTAAATAATTTGGCTTTACATTCTCTTTGAAAAATGCTTTTAATGCTTCTTTATCTTTATTTAACATAATAGAACCATTAACAGGTCTGTTGATTTCATTATTCAAATTGTAATATGTTACATTACCTAAATCTTTTAATGACACTTTTTGTACTCCTTTTTCTTTTAATATATAAAAAGAGCCCTAGAGCTCTTTTCGCTAACAAAATATTATTTTACCTATATTTATATTATTCTTTTTTGTTCTTTATATATCATTAAATCTTAATATTTATTTTTGAAATATTTTCCGCTTAAAAACGTTTGTTAGTAATCATTCCGAACCATGTTATATCGTCACTAAGCTGACACTAACGCTGCAAAATCTAACTTTCGATAAAATGTGCACGTTAAGCTAAAAACAGCTTAGAACTGCTTAAAACAGCTTAGAAAAGGAATGAAAATTTCATTCCTTTATTTGCTATATTCTTCAAAAACATGGTCAAAATAAATTTGGTCGGGGGCTTTACTTCTTGCTTCTTCAAGAGTGCATTTATCTGCTAATACAGCTTTCGCTAATTGTTGCTCCATTGTCTTTCCATTCGCTTCTTGAAAATCTCTAATCGCTTGGAAATTATCCTCAGCTATCAATCGTCTAATCTTGTAATCTATTGTTAATGCTTCCCTTACTGCAAATCGTCCAGTACCATCTTTTCTCATTACTAATTGCTGATTTACTATTCCACGCAATACATCTCCTAATGTTGCTAGGATTCTACGTTGTTCCTCTCCACTAAATAACGAACGAATACGGTTTAATGTTGTTACATTGTTCACCGTATGGATTGTACTCATTGCTAAATGTCCAGTTTCAGCAGCTCTTAGAAATTCACTTACTTCTGTCTGATTACGAACTTCTCCAATTAAAATATAATCGGGATTTTGACGCATCGCTCCAGTTAATCCAAACTCAAAATCTACACAATCCTCTGGTATTGCTCTCTGTACTACTAATGCTTTACCATCATCGGGGAAAATTGCTTCAATTGGCTTCTCAATCGTGATTATTTTCTTTTCTTGAGTTAATTGAATTTCTCTTAAAATTGAAGCCATTGTTGTACTATTATGAGTAATTGTAAATGTATTCCCTATTAAATAAGTATGACTTTCACTATCTACTTCAAAACAGAAATAATCCTTATAATTATCTTTTATCTTCTCTATCTTAACTATTCTTGTTAATCGTTTCTTCTTAGTTTTATTGATTACTAACTTCTCATTCTCATAATATGTGTAATAACCCAAACTATTTGCCAATTCTATAATTTCATCAGTATATTCATCTAACTTGATGATTTCTAATTCTGAATTTCCAGTCATGCTATATAATAATTCTTTTCTTTCTTCTACTGTATATCCATTATATAATCTAACTGGGAAATTTAACTTAGGAATAAAATACTCATATTCAAATTTATTAAATATTTCATCTGTTGTTACTGATGATAATAAACCTTTATTATTATGTACTACCCATTCATGTGGTCCGCTTGCCTTAAACACTTCACCATTCTCTAAAGTTATCTTATATAATCTATCTTTCTTAGAAGCTTGATGAATGTCTAATACTTCTGTTAAGTTTTTGTCCTTATCGTAAATCTTATCCCCAATCTTGATTTCACCAACTCTTTTCATACCTGTTGGTGTTGGAATCAATGTATCTATATGTAATGCTTTACCACTACCTGTTGGACCACATACTAAGATTGCACCAGATGATTGATAAAACCAACTCTTAACTTCTTCTTCAATGTTTAATTGGTCAGGTGTTGGAATTTCATCTGTGATTGTACGGAATACGATACCATCAGAACCGTAATTCTTATATACTGAAACACGGAACCTACGACCTTTATAACGACCTCTCTTGATAACATATGAAGCATCATAATCCAAGTCACGAACAAAGACACCCATTGCTTGGTGACTTAAAATCCCTTTAACTAAATCTTCCATTAAAATATTATCTGGTATTGGAAACTCATGCTGTTTAACTATATTACCTAATACCGTAAATGCAACAGGTTTATCAGCATTCAAATGAATATCCGAAGCTCCCGCTTCAATAGCATAACTTAATACCATGTCTAAATGGAACATTCCTATCCAACCGGTATTAGCCCAGTCGTTTATCTGATTTCCAAATTCATTAGCACTCGGACTAGGTGGGAAATCAGTCTCTATAGTATTCGGTAACAATCTCTTATTAGAATTAGAATTATATATACTATCTAATTTTGGTAATGCCATTTTCTATCTCCTTTTATAATGCCCATGGGTCATCTACTCTTATCTTCTTACCATTCACATCTAAGAATGGAACTATATCGTAATCTTCAAATCCAATAGATTCAGCAGCTTTTACTATCTTCTCTACTGTACTCTTATTACTTGTTATATATACAACTTTACTATATACTCTCTTATCTTGCTTATATGCAATCAATTTCTTTCTGTATTCATTCACACTCTTACTTGCTCGTTCTACTTCAACAGCAATGTTTTGAGGTGTGCCATCATTCAATCTTGGTCTACGTACTACTAAGTCAGGTATTACATAACTATTATCAAATGCTTCTGAGCTATATAATAGATAAAGAAATTCGTGCCCAGGCACTAACTCCGGTGAAATTCCTTTCTTTCCATTTATCTCCCATTCTCGCCACAATACTTCACCCTTGTCTAATACTTGTGTATTTACACTTGACTTCATATGATACTTGCCTGTTAAATTAAATGATTCTTTATATAGAGCACTTCTGAAAAATCGCTCTGGAATAATGTCCTCACCCTTAACAACCTTACCTTGAAACTCTCTACCATAATACGGATAATCTTCTAAATTTAAAGCATTTACCTTATTACTATATAAACATGCTACTACATAATTGATAGTCAATAATTGACTAACACCCTTAACCTTTGGTCGCTTCGGTGCTCTATCATCATCTGTAATAATACTTTGTCCTAACTTAGTTAATCCCCAAATATATAAATTACCCTCTAATGGTAGCTTCTCAACTAATCCCATATTATACATTTTGTTTAATTGACCAGTTATAGCACTACGCCCTTTATCTAAAGCAATTGATAATATGTTAATCGTAGCAACTTGAAATCTATATAAGAACTCTAAAATCTGTATGTCACCTAATGTTGTATAACGTTGTTTGACTCCTATACCATCAATAGTCTTTGTTCCAAAATAACCTTCACTTAATAACTTCGCTTTCTCTTTTTCATCTAATATACTGTTATATCCTACTCTACTTATTAACTCTTGCTCCGTCATTCCTAATGACTTCAACAATTGCTTCTCATTCGGACTCATCTTTGTATATCTATCCTTATTATATGCTTTCCTTATTGCCTGAGTTTGTTTTACCTTAGCTAATTTTCGCCTTTCTACTTGTTCTAAATGTTTAACTACTCCCTTAGCATATAATGGGTCATTCTTTCGACTCTCTAACCGAGCTATATCTTCTTCCCTACGATTGAACTCCCTTTTCCTTTTTCTTCCTTTGTTCCCTCTTAAATAAGTCTTATTTAAATAATCACTTAAACTCATTCCGCTACTACTAATAATAACTTCATCTGTAACTTCATTAGTAACTTGCTTCAATTTTAATCTGTCTATTCGCTTCTGTAATAGATTATTAGCTTCTTTTATGTCACTTTCACTAACTTCTGAATCATTCTCAACTATACTATGGATTGACTTATTGCTATCATCTGTATCTATGTAATCACGCTCACTCTCATAAGCCCAATCTTCATACTTCCTATGCTTCGCTCTTATTACGCTTTCTTCGGACTCACTTAAATCCAAATCTAATGTAGAACGAAACTCCTTAGGCAATTTTAAATCACCATTTAATAATTGCTCTTTAATCTCATTATTACTTAAGCCTTCAACTTTTTCTTCGGGTGCTATCTTCTGTAACCCTTTTGGAACTTCACCTGTTGACAATAAATCAACTTCATCTTCATCATCGTCCCAGGCCCACTTGATTGCTTTGTTTGCCATTTTACTCTCCTTTGAAAATTTTTTGAAAACACTCTAACTCGTATGTTATATTATATTTTGACAATTCAGTAAAATCGTTATATCCCGTTATCACGAAATATATGAAAATTTTATGTCTTTGATTTAGTAATATCATCTAACTTATTGCAGTATTTTTCGTTATATATATTATATGTATTATATCGTTTAATATATTTCCATTTTACGCAAAATCAACTGCCAGAGCACTTGAGAAAATACCACTAATGTGTATTTTTCACCCTGCACTGCTCCCTAAAGGGCACTACATAAGCCAAGCTTAACTTCTAACCAACTCGTTTCGGTGCCCTCACCTCGGCCTAGTCATAAGTCGCTTATCTTACTCCGTAAGTTATTATAGCAATCGCTATAATAACGTTGCAGTGCAGCTTGCTAGCATAGCCACTATAAACTTATTCACTTGAATAAGTTATAAGTGGAACTAATTAGTAACACCGTTACTAATTACTATGCTAGCCGAGTGTTGAGTGAGCACTAATTTATTAGTAACTACCGTTACTAATAATTTAGTATTAGTTAATAGTTACTACTGCAACTATTAACTAATTCACTCAACGCTCTAGCTCTCTCATGCCACAAATTATCATCAAGTAACAACAACGAATGTAACGTTACACTTAATGATGAATTGCTAACTATGTATATGAGAGAGCTGGTACACCGTGTAACTAGAATAGCATAACTAGGAAGAATGACTATCACGGTGTACTGAGGCGATAGCAACTCGGTTGGTATCGCTAACTAAAGAATAAATGATAAATCAATGATAAGTAATGTGTTACGGTAGTGAGTAATAGCTATAATAAATAATAGTAAGTAATAGTTGTAATGAGTAATAACTATTAATAAGTAAATGTAACTTAAATTAGTGTGTAATAGAAAATTAGCGATGTGATAAACGAATAGCCAGCCGTATAAAAATTAGATGTAATGACTTCAATAACATACGCAGATAAAATATGTGCAACTGGATAAAGATAAATATGTGACTGAGGAAGTAATATAGCTAAATGGATAAATGAATGATGGTGGAATGTTACTTCAATGAATACTAGTATATCCATGGTGGCGCAGTGGTCGGTGCAGCTGAGTGGGTGAGCGGTAGCGGTAGCAGTGGTGGGGGAGTGAGTGGTGGTTGGTGGTCGCCGGTAGCGAGAGTGGGGGTTCTTTCTTTTTTTGTTTTTTTGTTTAGCTATGTATAGTAGTTTTTTCTTTTTTTTGGAGCGAGTTAGCTATAGCTAGTAATTTTCTTTTTTTGATTTTGGATTTAAGTAGTAGTATTTTGATTTTAAGCAAAACTAATAGAGTAATAAAAACAAGTAATATATTATTTAGTCCATGAATAAGTATTAGTGCTAATAGAGTAATTATAATGAGTAATGTATGTACAATAAATTGCTTATATAGTGAGTATATACAGTAATGTTAGACAATGGAATTTAGCTTTGAGTTATAGCATTTTACTTTTTAGTTTCGTGTTAGTAAATAATAATAGAGTGATTTTATGAAGTAATATTGAGCATTTGTATTACTGCTTCAAGTTACAGCTTTTTTGCTCTAAGTTTTAATATTTACTTTTAAGTTTAGTATTTTGTTTTAGCATATTTGGAATATTTACATTTAATGAATTTATCATAGTTAGTAGGTTGTATGTTTGTATATATAGATAATAATTTATATATTAACATATGTATTATAGGTAATTAAGGATAATATCTAGCAAGTGATTTTGAGTTTAGCATTTTTGCTATTAGTTATTATTCTAGTAATAGAATTTTTGGAACAAGTGATACTAATAGAGTAAATAAAATAAGTAAATCTTTTGTAGTAGTTATTTTGTTTTTAGTTTTTACTTTTGAGTAATAGATTGGGGATACTAATGGAGTAATTTTATGGAGCAAAGTAAAGATGATTTATTTTCACTTCTAGTAATAGCATTTTACTTTAAGGTTTTACTCTAGTAATAGCATTTATGATTTAAGTATTGTTTCATGAGTGAGTTGTAGTAGCACAAATAAAAAATCATCTAATGTTAGTAGATGATTTTCTTAATTTTATATTTATCTGATTTTAGTTAGTGTTGGTTGATAGCTTATTTATAGTAGGTTTATTTAAATTCTTTCTAAAATATATTTCAGTTAACAACCATTGAACTATTCCAACAATAGCACTTGTTAAAAATATATATTCTATACCTAAGTTTAATTTATGTAAGAACAGCCATAACAATACAGGTGTTAAAAATGCTGTTGGTAGAGCATATAATAATTGAGCTTTACCATTTAATTCTATTTTATAAGACCTGCTAATAGATAGCCACATATAGTATCTTAATTTGGTTAAGTATTCAAATAATGCAAATATGTAGATTAAAGGATTTAATACTTCATTATAAATAGATTCTGGTAGAAACCATAGTAAATATTTAGAGCAAAAATATATAAATATTATAGTTAAGATAGTTCCAATAGTTGCTTTTATAAAAATATATTCATTGTCTTTTTGAGGAACTTTTACTTTTAATCCAACATTTCGAGAAACATGGCTATTTAATAATCCTGCCATAGCATCAATCCAACCCTCAACAAAAGTAAATAAGTTACTAATCCAATATTTAACTCCAGCATAAATAGGGTTAATAGTAATCATTAAAGCAACTCCAATAATAGCTGATACTCTTGGAGCCATTCTTCTTACCAATTCCCATTTTACAATTATCCAAGAGCGTTTAATTTCTTTAAAGTCAAATTCAAAGCCTTTCTTAAAGAAGTTTGGGATAGGTTTATTAAATAAGAACCAATATAAAGGGATAGCATTTGTTATAATATTTACTATTAGTGCTGTATTAATTCCTAGATGAAAAATGTGAGTTGTAATGAATATTCCTATTATCATACTCCAAGCAATTGAATGGTCTAAAATCACAGCTTCTTTGCTTCTTCCTCTTGTTCTGAGGTATGCAGGTATAAATATTGACCATGGAGCGGCAATTAGTATTGATAAAATAGACAATTGGAAATAAGGGATGTAAAGTGGGAAGTCATTTAAAGATACTCCTAGCAATAGTAACAATTTAGGTAAAAATATAAAAGAAGCAATAGCAGAAGGTAATAGCATTAAGTAAAATAAGTATATATGATTTTTAACAATTTTACTTTCAATAGCTTCTCCTTTTTCTTCAATTAGTTTTGGTAATATAGCAGTTAAAGAAGTTCTTGCAGTATAGTAAGTGGAAGATAATATGACCCAAAAAGCATCATTTACTCCAAATAGTATTGTTATTCTTTCTACTAAGGATTTATCGGCCAATAGGCTGAAACATAAAATCCATCCGATTTCAACAGAATTATCTGCTATTGTGCCAATAAAGCCATGATAAAGCATTTGAGTTAGTTTTTTCCTAGACCATGATTTATTCTTCATCATGAAGTCTCCTTATATTTGGCACTAAATCTTCAATATATTTTCCTTGTTCAACAAAATATATTTGTTCTTTAAGTCTTTCTATGTCTAGTAATTTATTAGGTAAGTCATTTATATCTTGCAATAAAATATTATTAAGCCATTCTATTCCTGAGCGTTCAATAACTCTTTCTTTATATTCAAGCAAATCATCTTTATTGTTTATGTTTGGTAAAACATGGATTATTTCTAAATTTAATTTTCTTAATTCTTGTAATAGTCTTTCATCATCAGTAATAAAGATTACTTCATAAAATCCAGTATCATAAAGAATTTGAATATTTCTAGCGCAGTTTTTGAAAAATTCAAATTCTTGAAGTTGGTTCATTCCTTTAGTTGCTCTACTTTCATATATTTCAAAATCAAAATATATATTCTTATATTTTTGAGTTAAAGATGTTTTTCCTAAGCAGGGGAATGCTGAAATTATTCTTGTTTTTGTTTTCATATGTTTTTTATTTCCTTGGTTGATTTATTACTAATTTCAATTCTTTTAAATATTCTAAAACATTTGTTAATTTTTCAACATAATATTGGTCTAAATCTTGTATATAGTCAGATAAGTATTCAAAAGGAATTAAAGACGAGTGAATTTTATCTGGGGTGTCATTATCTATAGCAATTGACCATGCTTCATGAACCATTTCTTTAGTTATTTCTTGATTAGAAGCAAGTGAAGTTAAAACTAATTGAGAGTAAAAAGAAGTGAATATTGGAAGTAAATATTCATTTTGAGTCTTAAATTCTTTTTCTACTAATTCTTTTGTTTTAGTTATATAGGAATGGCCAAATCTGTTAGTTCTTTTTAGAATTGTCCCGGAGAATAATAAATATTCACTCAAATAAAAAGGTTTAGTAAATATTGTAATTTTCATATCTTTTCTATCTTTGTATTTATCTAGTGTTGAGTCATAATAAGATTTTAGATTGTTCCAGTAGTTTTCATTATTTCCTCTTTGAACAGACCTTTCTTTGTAAACATTTTCATGATTTTTAACATCAACAAGAATGAGTTCCAATTCATAACCTTTGTTTAATAAGTATTCAATAGCATCATCTTGTAGCCATCCAGTTACTACATCATATTTATTGGAATCTATAATTTTGCACCAGTCAGCCATATACAATTCAAACCAATTCTCTTTGATTTTTCTTCCCGGAATACTTTTAAATTCTTCATTAGAGAGATGCTCGAATCCTGTTTTATCATATTTATAGTCTAAAGTATGTTTATCAAAGTCATATATGTTAATGTAATTTGAATCTACATAAGTTTTGCCGACACACCCTACTGTTAATATAATTTTTGTTTTCATATTTATTACCTTTTATTCTATTTTTTAATATTCCTAACAAATATCTGAGCCTTTTTAGCTATACATTTATTAGTAGTTATTGTTACTATTATAACAAATCTTTAATTCATTATCAATTGGAAATAGTCAGAAAGTTATATAACTAATTTTTTTACAAGAAGAAAAAGAGCTATAGTTATATAGCTCAAATTAGATAATTGAGTATTTATATAGAAGTTCGGTTTTCAGAACATCATAATAGGTATTAGGAACAAATTCAATTGCATTGTAGTTGTAATATGAGTTATAGCTGCCTTTGATAAGTTGAGGTTTGATTTCAGCATCTTTGTTTAAGTACAAGTCATGTAGTAGCAATTGGATATAGACAATATAAATATATTTATAGTAATGTTTAAAAGACGATTTCAAGCTAAGCAAATCATTAAATGATTTAATTTCAATAGAGTAATCTTTCCACAGCCACATAAAAATATTATGAACTTCTTGTGGAAAATTTTCTTTATATTTATCAAAGAGAATTGTAGCTATATCAAGTCGTTTATCATTGGGGTCAAGGAAATGGTTTAGGAATAGCTCTTCATCAAAGTGTGAGTCGAGTTGAAAATTTTTAATGTTAGTATAGTTTTCATTTTTAGTAACAATTTCATAGATTGAAGTCATAATAAATTCATCTTTCTTTTAAAATAGTGGTTGTTCAATTACTAACAATTGATAGAGTTTATTGTTATAAGAGAATTGTTGGTTAGAAATAACTAAATCAGGTCGTTTAAAATCTTCATCATAGACGATTTTAAGTTTTTCTTTGTAGCCATATTCATCTCGCCAAATAACAATCATATAATCATCATAGTTAGTAGTTTTGATTTGGTTAGGTGTAATATTAAAAGAAGTGTGGATTTCTTGTAGTGTTGCTATTATAATTTCTTTTGGAATGTTCATAGTTAAGCCTTTTTGTTTTTACCTTCTAGTTCCCATCGAATTGTTCTCATTTCGTTCCAATCTAGCTTTGATGTAGCATATAATAAAACATTAACATCGTTGAGCAATCCCATATAAATTTCGTGCATTTGTTTGTTGTCAAATTCAGGTTTAGCATAAATGCTAACATCAAATCCTTTTTCTAATCCCATAAGAATACAAGTCATTTGGAAATGGTTAAGTTCTGGCTTAGCATAAATAGAAACATCGAAGTTTCTTTCTAGTCCTGAGCGAATCGCTCGCATTTGTTGCCAATTAAAATATGGCTTAGCATAAATAGAAACATCTAAATTATTTGACAAGCCTATGCGGATTTGTTCCATTTGTGTATAATCTAATTTGGGGTCAAGATATACTTTATAATTGATTTTTGCTTTACAGCCCATATAAAGTTCTTTCATTTGTTTTTTATCAAAAGATTTTAAATAACTATCAAAATTTTCAGCATCTTTTAAGTTATCAAATTCCAAATTATTTACTTTATAAAAAGTTTTAATTGTCATGTTTATTTCCTCTTATTTAATTTCTTATATTAGAATAATTTTATAATTGTCCAGTCATTACTTTCATAAGTTGTAGTTTATCTTCATCTGAGCAATTAAGTGAGTCAATAGCGTTTTTCAATTCTGACAAAGCTTTTTCATCTTTTTTAGGCATGTAGAAAGTTTTTAATTTATAATCATTTAATGGCAAGTCAGATTTGTTTAGAACATCAATGGCCACATCAATTAGTTCTGGTGTAATGTTACTTGGGTCTTTTTCAATTCCAATGAAGAAAATATTAGGTTCATCATAGAAGTATTTAAAAGCTTCGCAATAGGAGTCAAGTGTAGATTTATCAGTATCAACAAAGACAAATACAGTAGCATCAGCTTTATGTAAATTGTCATAGATAACGTGGTAAATGTTTTTATTATTTGTAGTAATTTGTGAGAAAATCAATTGGAAAGTTTTAGTCATGGTAAGTAATTCCTTTCTAGTTTTAGTTGTTATATTTTTCATCAAGTTCTTTCATATAGTCAAGTAGTTCTTGAGTAGGTGAGTAGAAATAAACCCCATCAAAGAAGTCAAGGAGTTCTGGGCCGCGTTCAATCAATCCATATTCAACGAGCATATGAGCTACATCTGAATCTTCGGCTGGGATAGCAACAAGTTCAGTTTTGATTTCATTTTCGATTACTTCTTCTTCATCAGGCAAAGCACTTACAGTAAGAAGTTCGGCATAATCTTCATCAATTTCTTGGATAGAGATAGCGATTGTTTTAGTATCTTGGTAGCGATTAAGTAGTAAGTTAAATTGTGCATCGTTGAAAGTAATATTTTGTAGTTGCATTGTTTTAATCCTCGTTTTGTTTTATTATAGTTATATTATACAACAAGTTATGATAGTTGTCAACGTTTTTTATAAAAGTTTTTAAAATTTGTAAAAAAAGAAAAAGAGCTATTAAGTTATATAGCTCTTTTTTGTTTTGTTTTCAGGTAATGTAAAGTTAAAATCTTCTAGTATAATTCTAGCTTCTTCAATAGTGGATTTATTTTCAATTCTTTTTATGAGTTCTTGAATAGCTTTTTTAGTTTTATTTCTTTTAAATTCAACAGTTAGTAAGCTATCTTTTTCATCATCTGTTTTAGCTGGGTAGAATTTGTAATACCAGTTAATAGCATTATCTATATTAGTAAAGATTTCTTGTTCAATCTTTTTAGCTTTATCAATTTTTAGTTCAGCAAGACATTGTAATAATTCAGGTATTTTCAGTTCCATGCTATTGAAATAGTTTTCAATTTCTTTAGGAGCTCTTTGTTGTCTGATTAAGTTATCATAGTAAGGTTTTTCATAGCTTCTATTTATATTTTCATGGAACTCATTAAAGAAGTTTTTAAGTTTTGTTATACGTAGCATAGTTTTATCTTTCTTTAATTTATTTAATAAGATTTAATTTCTTTAAAGTTTGTTTAGCATCATTAACTGTAGTTTTAGTTGAGATTAGCTTTCTTACTTTTTGCATTTCTTTATAAGTATTGTCTATGCCAATATGGTATTTCACTAAATAGGGTAAGCCTTTTGCACTTGACAAATACTTACGAGTCAAGCTAAGTGCAGAAATACTATTCTCATAATAGCCTTGTTCATTTTTCTTAGCATTTTCAATTCTTAGATTAGATAGGTTTTCCAAAAACTCTTGATAATGTTTCTGAGCTTCATTTTGAAATTGTGTTATTTTTTCTTCTACGTTTACTTTTGTTTCTGTCATAGTTATTTTCCTTTATTTATTTTTGAATACTATAATTAAACTCTTTCAGTTTAGATAATTCCAAGCTCTACGAATTTAAGTTTAGTTTCTTGTATTGATTTTTCATTTTCAACTAATTTTCTTAATTCTTCCAATCGGTAAATGTTTATAGCAAGAGTTTCTTTAACTTCTTTTAGTCTTTTTGGGTTAGGATTTTGAGAGTAATGCCATTTAATCAATTCAATAACACTATCTCGGTAAGCTTTTTCACTTTCTTTAGCTTCTTCGATTTTATTTTTAGAAAGATTATCGAAGTATTTTAGCATATGTTTTTCCATTTCATCAGTAAAGATTTTAATTTCAACAGGTAATGGTTCATTCATGATTAGTTTTCCTCCCACTTGAAAATTGTTATTACAAGTTTTGTCCCCAGCTCTACCTAAATAATAGATTTCACTATCTCGTTTCTTAACAAATTTGCTATAATCTTTTTTTAGTAAATTCTTAGCACCAAAACATACTTTATATTTGCCAGTTTCAATTTCTTTTTCAAGATTCTTCAATTTTTGCTTCTTAGTATTTAATCTGTTTTGTTTCCAATAAATTTTAATTTTTAGATTTTTGTATTTAACAA